CTGTCGACACATCCCACTCTGCCTCGTTCGCAGGTGCTCCTATTGCTCGATGAGTATCCATTTCCCGCATCTCTTCTCTCGAAAAGATGTAGTACTTGTCACTTTCTTTAACGACCTTTACAACGGGAAGTAGCATCTCAGCAACGAACGCGAGGTTACGATACTTAATCGCAAGATTGGTGAGTGGCGTGCTTACATGAACGTTTGCTCTTTTAGGCATGGCCTAACACCTCCCTTTAGATTTTTTCCTCACGGATGTTTACATAGGCGGTAACTATATCACCACTAGCTGTAGGTGCTTCTTCATAATGGCCAACAACGCCATCTCCAGAAGTCCAAGCCGTAGGTGTAGATACCTGACCGGTCGCATCATGAATGTGCAACATGTCACCGATAGAACCTGCAATCGCTGCGCGAACGTAGCTCTTACCTATCTGCATAACATTTACAACATCACCTGATGCTGCTGCGTCATCCTGAACGATACCGGCTATGAGATTGTCACCACTGGCGGCGGCATTAGTAACATGCCCTTCCTGACCAGCTGCGCCACTCCCACTGTAAACAACAACCGAGTACTGAGTTAAAGCCTCATCAGCAATAAAAGAGTCTGCAAGTACTGGTCTATAACCTCTACTTGACATATAACCCTCCTTTATTTACTAACATTAGACTACATTTAATTAATAACACTACTAACCGCTTTCCTTTTGTAAAGCACTAACATTATTAGTCCTCATCGGAAAGTCCCTGCTCCTTGTCCTCTTCTTTGAACGCGGCGCTAACATGTACCAATGCATCTGTATAAGATACATCCTCATGCTCTTTCATATATTTCTGAACTTCCACTTCTAACTCACCATCAGTAAGTTTGTAAGTGTCGTCCCCTACCTTAACCTCATCTTTCAATTCACCCTCTCCCTCTTTACCATTAGGAGAAGCTTCCTTAAAGTCAACGAGTTTAGGAAGTTTACTGAGTAGATTCTGGAACGCTTCAAACTGAGATAACTCAGTCTCAATACTCTTCCCATCATCGCCTTTCTTCGTAAACGTGCCCAACTTATCCTCTTCATTTAGCTGCAAGAGAATAGCTTTTGCCTCTGCTTCGAACGCTGGTAGAACTTTACCAGATGTCTTCAGGTCTTTGAGAAAACTCTCAACCTTACTTTCTTTAGCCTGAGCGTGAAGTTTTACGTTCTCTTTCTCGGCTTCATCAAGTGAAGTTTTCATCTTCTCATAGTCTGTCTTCATCGTCTTAAGACCATCCAACTCTTTCTTGTAAGTATCCAGGTCTCCCTGAATCTTAGCCTTAGTTGTCTCGTCCTGTTCCTTAGCGAACTTCGCTTCTGCATCAGACTGCTTCTGCGCTATACCTTCTATAGCACTTGACAGAGTAGCCAGTTTTTCAACTATGTCTTTGATTTCCATACTTTCACCTCCTTCTTTGGATTTGTCTTTTCCAACCATCTTTGTCCCGCATTTAGGGCAACTCACTTCAGAACAAGGAGTTCCTTTATCATGTTCCTTTTGAAAACTACAACTAGGACAAACACAAACGCTAGAACCCCCATCACCTTGAGAAGGTCCCCCTTGTCCTTTACCATCCCCTCTTGCGAAAGAATTTTCAAACTTCATATCCTCTTCACCCTCTAGCGCATAAGTTATTCCTACTAATTCCTTGGTATCCAACAAGTTATCTTCCTTTGATAACTTAATGGGTTCCATACCTGCAACAGCGGGAATTTCATGCCCTAAGAGAGACACCGCAATGATTACGTCTTTGTATACCGTATCATCTACCTTGAAGCCGAGACGCAGTTCAATACTTCTTTCAGCAAATCTCTTATCTCGTATCCACTCTGCTACCTTACTAGGAACGAAATCGACATCTGCAAAGAGTCTTAAACTACCTCTCGTCTCTCTTGCTTCTATATTAACGATATCACCAAAGGATGCTAATCCTGCTAAAGACTCTTGGTCAGTTCTATGAGTTATCTTTAGCTTCGGAACAACTTGTTCCTTTAGTGCTTTGAAGTTACTCGCCATTCTCTTTATATCTTCTTCCGTGAACTTACGACCATTCCAGGTACCCACTCGAAAGATTTCCATTCCCCGAATGTTTACTAATGGCCCATCAAGGAAAGACGCGAGATTGAAATCCTTAACTGCTTTCGTAGCAGCTTCCGGAGATTCGCTATTAGCTACCTCTACCCAACGTTTCTTTTCTACTGGTGATAGTTTCTTAACGAACTTCTCTACATCGGCAATCTTCCACATGTGTACCTCCTATTCTGGTTTTTCTTTCTTTTCTGGTTTTTCTTTCTTTTCCGGTGTTGGTTCATCATCTACAACAAACTCTACTAGATGTGCAACATCATATGCACTTAAGGTACATTTCTCAAGTGCTGACTGAGGAATCAGTTCTACTGTCAGTTCTATCTCTTCCTCTGTAAACTCTTTCCACATTGCTCCAAACTCTCCTACCTTCTCTTTAGGAATCTTGAAAGAACCGTTCTCCCCTTCTTCCCCGTGTTTCTTAATCATCTCGTTTCTCGTATTCTCGATATGCTTCATCTCTGCTGTTATCTTTGCTGCCAACTTAGATAACCGATACGATAACTTGGACGGTAACTCTTTCGCTAGAACCTTATCTAACGCTTCCTTCTTCTCTAGTAACGCTGCAATCTTTATCTTCATACCTCTTCCTCCTTGCCCCTTTGGGGTCCGTTTGTGTACTTCCTTTTTACTTGGGTATCCATAATGACCGACTTCATATCCGCCATAAGCCTCTACAGGCCAGCCGGGATTGTTCATCCAAATCGTATCCTTCCCGACTAACCACTCTTTCTTCTCGTCATAATACTTTACCCACATATGTTTGCTAGGCTCGTGATGGTTGTTGCCCCACCAGCCATGACCGTAGCGGATAGACAGACCCTTGTTCTGGTATCGTTCTCCCCAGAGCAGGGCGTTGTCAACACAAAGACCATTAGCTTCCTTAAGCTTGCCTCCCGTAAGAAGCAAGCCTATAAGGATTAAGGTTATGAGTATGATGTATCGTTTCTTCATTATACTCCGATGTTTACATGTTGTAGTAGCCACGGGTCTTGGAATATAACTGCCAGACCTGTGCCGCACTCAGTTCTTCTGCCGTTACGAATAGTCTGCCTAGGTCACCTTGGAAATATGCCGTAGAAGTTTGTTGTTTTCCTATCATTGGAGTTGCAGCAAGATTTTCCATAGCCACATAAGAAGCATCGTTTGTAGCAGTTGATGCTACTGCGACTCCATCTACATAAAATGTTATTCCATCGGCAGCTGTTGCTCCACCCGTAGAATCATAAACCATTACTATATGATGCCACCCCTCAGATAAAGCAGCATCCGAAAGACAACTTGGGTTTTTACTAACACTCTGGTCGTATAATCCTATCCATAACTTTTCATCAGCACCTATGTGAAATAAATATTCTAAGTTACTTGAGTTCCACTTTCCAAGGATAGTCTGATTAGTAGCCCCTGCTACAACCTCTACCCATGCACCTATGCTAAACGGATTAGTACCACTATCATCAAAGCTCATGTCGTCTGTATCTGGTGTAGTTAAATACCCGCCAGCTGTTGCGTTTGGACTATATACATAAGCATTACCTTGAGTAGTCTTACTAGGTGCGTTAGTAGAAGCATAAGTCCATACCCTACCAGCACCATTCTCTAATCCTAGTTCAGTCTGTGCCGCTGCCATAGTTGCGTTAGTAAACCCTACAATGGCTACTGGTGCTGTAAGTATGCCTAGAAGGTCACCTGCTTCGGAATGTGTATTATCAGTAGCATTAAGAGCTGTTGATTTACCCCCAACTATCGAGGCTGTACCGTCACTTATCGTGCCACTAGACATTGAAGCTGTGCCGTCTGAGAAAGCATCACTAACCACCGTCCCACCATAAGTAATAGTACCACTTGTAGTGTTGTTTACTAGGGTTGTGTCGTAGAGGGTGACTACTCCAGATGTTGCTTGCAATACATCATAAGTTGCACCACTCAATACAGTATTATATGTGTTCACTATACAATGTACTGCACCTATACATAACAATGAATCTCTTGTTGCCTCTATATTGCTGTTGTATATATTAGTAGTAAAATCTGTGTTGGCAGCAACCCTGCGTATATCTATACCGTCAGAACTTCCAGTACCAGCATTTTCTATAACAACGTTGCTTATAGTGCCACCAGCGTCATAGAGCGTCATGCCTATAATAGTTGCACCAGTAGCTCCTGTTATCTTAACATTGTCAACTATAAGTCCTGAGAGTGGTGTTCCTGCACCAGTAGATACTATACCAATATCAGAAGCTCCAGTCATAGCTATCGTAAGGTTAGCTATACGGACATCATCAACTGTTATATCAAACACATTCTTACTAGCAGTAGCACAGGCTATAGTAGTATGACCAATACCCTGACCAACAACATTAATAGATTGAGCTATATCTATATCATCAGAGATAACATAGGTATCCGTACCAGCACCAGATGTGTTATCTCCACCCGCAAGAACAACAGTATCACCAGCTGTTGCTGCAGTAATGTAACTTTCTATAAGTAAGTGGTCATCTGTCCCACTTCCAGCAGGAACATACCATACGTTACCCGTAGTCCAGTTTATTGCTCCAACGGGAGAGAAAACTAAGTTAGTGGGTGATACTAATACTATGTCTCCTGTATCAGCAGTTATACTAAAGTCTCCTTGGTCATCCGCACTTAAGGCTAGCTCTACTTGAGGGTCTCCTGTATAGGCACCCTTTATCATACGAAACACATTACAATTACTTGATGCTGAACCCATCTGAAGAACCTGAGCACCATTTACATATACTCCTGCTCCAGAATCGAAGTTTACTATACCATTAGTTTCTCCGGGTCTTAAATACATATCTCCATTAGCACCATACGCAAGAAAACCTGCTACACTTCCTGCTTGCCATCCCACATTAGAATCTGCTGGAGCATTAAATTGAATGGCTCCTAATGCTGTTACTGTAATAGCATCTTCAAACAGTATTCTACTTGAGTCTGAAGCCTTCCCAATAATCTCTCCATCTGATAATAGTATGTCTCCACTTGCACCTCTTACGAATGTATTCAAACCACTCATAAGGATGTCCTTTGCTGCCCAACTACTACTCTGGTCAGCTATCAATAACTTATCCACCGGTAATGGAGTTATTATTGTCTCGGTTGGAAAGTTTATAGTTGTAGCCACTCTAACACCTCCTTAAGTCTTCCAAAAATGCATTGCAACTGCTGTTAGTATTGCTGTTAATATAATCCCCATTAGAAACCATTGTTTGTTAACTGCTCCTACTATGGTTTCGACTTTACCTTTTAATCCTGGAGTTCCATTTCCAAATATTACCTTATGTACCATATCCTTAAACTCTATCATAGTATCCATCTTAGTATCGATGCTCTCCATCTTTACCTTTATTGCATTCACTTCAGTAAATGTCCTGTCCATTACTTCATCATGTTTTGCACATTTATCCATTTACTTCTCCTTATCTTACTTCCACCTTAGCTCCGGCACCAACTCTCAAGTACAATAAACCAGATAAATCATCATTAATAGTAAGTGTCATCTTATCCCCAATACCCTGTTAGTACTGTTTGTCTTATCCATTCTTCTTTACCTGGTTCGAATATGAATAGAACTCCATACTGCGTAACCCTGAACTTCGTTTTACAACTAAGACACAAGAATGTTCTAGTCCCTAATGTGTCAGATAGTTCTATGATGTCTGTATCACCGCATTGTGCAATAGGACATCTCACTATAGGGTTCATATCCTGGTCATCAATAGGTTCTGTCCTTTGTGCATATGTTGTTATCTTGTTTAACCAATCTAATCCAAAGCCTGTTGCTCTTCCTAACTTAGTACTCTCTTTAGCAAAGTCACTTACTTCAACTCCACCCTTCTCTTCTATCTCTGGTTTAGATACTGCTGTGACTGAAGACCTACAACTGAAGTGAGCCGGAGGTGGTTCTATCTCGCCTGTCTTGAATATCTTAGCATCCATCCCTTCACAATAGGGACTTGTACGATTATCCAATACAGAAGTCCACATTAGGTATGGGACAAACTCTTTAACGTCGGGTGATTGAAACATTCTCATTCTACCTTCATTCAATGCTTCATTTACATTCGTTCTTACTATAGTCTCTAATCTTGCAGCGTTGAGTAACTTACCGTTCTTTATCTCCCCCTCTGCAATGTACTTCTGAAACAACGTATGAAGACTCTTCTGTGTATCCTTTAACAATCCATCTCTTATACCTTTCTCAATAATCAGTTTAGACTGACCTAGTACATACTCACTCTCTATACCAGATATGGTAAATGCTCTCTTATCATAGTAGTTCATCTCTATACTCTTAGCCAAAGGTATATTCTTCTTTGCTTTACCTTGAGGGTTATACGTTACTATCACTTTCCTGTTAAAGAAGTCTAATGCCTCTGACGGCGGGATTGGGTCCCATGGTTCGACTGCAAAGTCTACCTTTGAGAGTAATCCGAACTTACGTTTGATGGTTGCTGGGTAACCTACTGATATGATTTCTTCCATTGCATGTAGCTTCGAATCCAAGAATGTCTTTACTAGTACATCACGCAACTCCGTCTTGAACTCACCTACGTACCTTAACTGAAGTTTGTTTACTCCATTGATGTCTTTCTCCCGTACTAACTTATCTGCTTTCTTCATGATGTCATCTCTCCACTTGATACATATGGGAGTTAATGCATCTCTCAAAGCACTCTCTAAGAATAGCATCTCTTCTAAGAGTTCATCGTAGTCTGTTTTCTCTTCAAAGGAAGTCAACTCTCTACTAAGTGCCATCTTCTTAGGTTCCGCTTCTTCCTCATTAGGTATCTTTCTTCCTGGCTTACCTCCTGGGAGTTTACCTTTACCCTTCTTCTTAGGAAGTTCTTTAGGTTCATCTCCTGTCTTACCATCTGCTCCAATAGGTTTACCTGTTATTGGGTCAAACCCTTTATGTGGTAGTATTGGGTCTGGTGCTTTATCAACTTCACCTATTGCATTCTGATGTGGATACTTCTCTAAGTCTCTTTCTGGTAAGTTCATATATTCTCTTACCCATTCTTCTCTCTTATCTATCAATCCACCATCTGCAAGTATCTTTACTACTTTACTTCTTGCATCTGATTGGTCATCCTCTAAACTCTCAAACTTGAACTTCGGTAACAAGTCAATGTCTACCTCTCCAAAGTTCATTGCTATAAGAGGTCTTATGATTTGTTCTCCTACTACCATCTCTTCTAAGTCTCTACCCATCATCTCAAGTACAAACATGAATACATCGAAGTGCTTCTTACCTAATGCATAACTCCCTACCTCTTGCTGGTCTTGAAACCCTAACAGATTAGGTACTAATACTGCTCTTGCTATCATCCCGTCAAATCTGTTTATGGCTTCTCCATATGAGACCTTTCCATTTCTTGTTGCTTCTAACAACTCAAATGTGATGTTATCCGGCGTTCTAAAGCCAGATTTGGCTTGCAGGTTCTTCAGTATGCTGTCTATTTCATCAATGGCCGTCTTATTCAATCCTTTACCCTTTGCAGGATACTTAGCCATTACTGTAGGCATTCCAAACCTCTCATTGAAGATGTTCCACCATTTGATGTTTAACTTCTTACTCCACCAAGCAGCATAGGCGGCCCTTAAGTCAGATGTACCATAAGGATTACCATGTTCACTATTGTACGAGTATATAACAAACTTCTCTGGGGGAAATGGATTCTCAGATGACCCGAGGGCTTTACTATCTAATGTTGCTCCCATGTTCTCAAAGACAACTCCTATTACGTTGTTATGATTATCACACTTGAAGTCATAACCATATGGTTGTCTACTACCTAACTTCATAAGACCTATCTTACCTTTGTGCTCTCCTTCTTCGTATATACCAAATACCTTTTCAGATAGAGAATATCCAAACTCTACTGCAGTCAGCAGATTCAACAAGTCATTCTCAAACGTACCTTTCATCTTCTTGAATACATACTCAACAAAGTCTGCCATCTTTACGCTTTGGTCATTAGTCTCATCACCAGGATGTATTGCCCAACCTGTACTAAGTCTAGCAAACTTCTTAATCGTAAGAGATGCTTTGACTTGGTCATCAGTCTTCATATCCTGATATATCCTAAGTCCTTTCTTCCCTACTAGACTATCTGGGTTATACTTCTTAAGCATAAATGAAGAGTTCACATTGTCTTCACTGCTACTAATCTCTTTCCTTAGCTGTCCATCTGTAGCAGGAATCCTCTTAGTAGCAAAAAGGTTCTTAATTGTGTTTACGATTTCCATAGTTTCTCCAAGTCCTCTACAGTTTTGAATTCATTGGTTACATTAGTATGTGGCTTATGTTTAATCCCTGAAAGCTTTTCTTTTCTTCTTAAGTCCGCCTGTAGATGCTTATACACTAGTCTACCCACCGTAAGGATATCACCAATACTATAAGCATGGAACAACTCTCTCCATCTTCTTTCTGGCATCCTTATAAGTAGTAAAGCAACATCCACCATTATATTATTCCTTTATATAGTACGTTCCCTAACAAATGTAGTCTTATGACATCTTCCACAAGGCGGTAATCTATCACTCTTATCATCTAGGAACAAATCTTCATTACACTCTATACATACGTATGCTCCCTTGCCTGGCTTCTTACCTGTCTTGTATAACTTCTTTCTTCCTATCATCTCTTTGGTAAACTTAACTACGGGTCTACCTAGTTCTACTTTTCCGCTATCTTCTTTACCAGCATCCATATAAACCCCACCATCAATAATAAGAATATCATCTTTAGAACCTCTTGTATGTGTAGTGGTACTTGCATCGCCCTTCTCCTTTATATCAGTAAACATACTATCTAATATGTTACCGCACTTTAGACATCGGCAATCCTTTAACTTACAAACTGATAAACATTGGTTACATATCTGTCTCATCTCTTACCCCCTCTGGTCTTATCAAAGTTAATCATAGAAGTAAGAGTATGACTGTTTACCTCTAACTCTCTTACTACTGTTTGTCCTTGTTGTATAATCCCATCTGGATTGGCTCTTAACATTGTTTCTAACTCCTTCGGATGTAACTTATTATCTCTATCATGTGCTATAACAAACACTTGACTTATCTTCATATCCCTCCTATTGATTAGAGGGGCTACTCCATATTATCTTGACTGGCCATGTACGTTTCATCTTATACGTCTTACTATCCATCCCAGGGTCGACTATGAAGTTTCCCCTCATCCGAATTCTGACGTGTCTCCCATTTACCCACTTTCCTTCTTTTAGTACCTTAACTGTTCCTCTCTCATAAACGTAATCCCCTTTGGCTAACAAGGTACCTTTTTCATCAATGAGTTCACAGTCATTAATCAATCCATCTTCTTTCATCTTAGTCACCACTATGTCTACCCTTACATCACAATCCCAACTCTCAGGATGGTTCGGTCCATCTAACCATAATGCATGCGACAGTGATTGATACTTCTTAGCAATATCTCTTAACCTTTTCTTCTCTTTAGATAGACAACACATTACGCCTCATCCTTCTCTTCTGTTGTGCTCTTAATACTATTGATACTGAAGTTGTTCCTATCCTTAAACTCTTCTACTTTACCTTTATTCCATGTTTGAACGGGTCTGAAGAAACCTGTTACTCTACTGAACACTTCTACGTTACATTCTTTACCCATTACTTACCCCCTGTTATCTTACCAAGTGTGGGTCCCCATAGAGCGCTCTTTGAATGCTCTTTGATATGAGTAATCATATCCCTCATTTTACTAAAGCAACCCTTCTCTTCCATATCATCTAGGATTCTATCGTGTTCTACTTTTTCTTCTTGTGCTATAGCATCTCCATTATACATTAGAAGTCCTCCATGTTTGATAGTGCAGTATCTCTTAACCCATCATCTCTTTCTTCTCTATCATGCCTGTTCTCTGCTACAGATGAGATTGGGACTATCCTTGACATATCTCTATTTGTCCCTTGTGCACTATCCTTGAAGAATATCATACTACCTTCTTCGTTTATCTTGTTTGCTATGAAATCGTATATGTCTGCGTGAAAGTAATGGTCAGGTTTACCAAACTCTTTATACTTTGCTACTTCATTACCATCGGGTGCTTTCTCTACTACTCTTAGTGGGGCACACATCTGATTGAAGAACTGAGGTATGAACTCTGCATTACTTGGTAGTGTTATCTGTCTATGTTGATATTGACCTACTACATGGTCACCCGCTTGAGTCCTATTGATGTTAACTGTATCTGCTCCTTCTTCCTCATCTTCTTTTATCTCTAGTAAGTCTTTACGTTTATCATCTGAAGGCCAATAGTATGCTAAGTATACCCTACCTATGAATCTCTGTTGGAACTCTTTACACTTCCGTGTTTCAGGGTTAGCATCTATCACACATACATCTACATTGTACGTTTCCATCAATGGGTCTAACTCTTCGAAGCTAGTCAATGTACAAATATGAACTACCCTTCTCTTGTTGTCTACCAACTCTGATATCCTAACGTTCAATACTGTTCCTACATCTACTCCCATAGTACAATGGTCTGCTGGAGTTGGGCATTGATATGTTGGGTCTACACATGCTCGTAAGTCTCCCTTTGCTAATCTGTTACCTTTAGCTGCATATGGTAAACCTAAGTCTGAATTGAAGAACTCTTGTATTTCGAACTGTGCTATACTCTGACTGTTCTCTATCATCTTTGCTATATCAGTTCTTGCACATATGAGTTTATTGATATGATATCCATTGATACCTTTCCTCTCTGGATACTTAGCTACCCATTCTCCCATAGCTAACCTATCTATTTCTTTCTTACAATCCATACATATGACTTTACCTGTTTCACAGTTTACGTTCTTCTCCCATGTCAATGTTTGCTTTAATCCACAATGATTACAAGGTATGAACCATTGCATCTGATTACTATCATTATACAGTTTGTCTATACCATCATCAGGATACGTAGGTGTACTAACTGCTCTACTCCATTTCAAATCACTATGACCTAATCTCTTCTCTCCTCTTGCTAATGTACCTTCTGTTAACTCATCCAACTCATCATATAACATACAATCACTATCAATAGTCTTTAGCTTATGAGGTTTACGACTTCCTCTAAAGTATATGAATGCTTTACCTATCTTCTTTAGTCCTATGTTATCTGTTGATGTTAATCTCTCTAGTAGATATGGGCAGTCTTGTATTGCAGGGTTTACTCTTCCATGAACAAACGAACTTAACTCAGGGTCAGCAGGTTGTACTATAGTTGAGTTCATTCTATAGATATCTGCTAACCAGAATGCAATGTTCATCATCCATTCACTTACTCCACATTGTGCTGATTTCCTAACGACGATGTATGGATGGGTATCTTCATATATCCCTATGAGATACTTGTGACCATCAAATGATAAAGGTTTACCTCTAATCGTTCGATGCTTGGCCGACCAAAGCGCTAGATTCTCCCTTGTTCTCTCTTTCAAGAGCTTCGAGGATAACGCCGTCGACTTGCTTGAGTTCATCTTTTGTGAAGCTAACATTCAGTTGACTCCCAATCATTGTTTGTGGATTATGAAGAATGTCACCTGTTCGGATAAGGGGTTCTTTACCTTCAAGTTCGATGCGAACGTCTTCAAGTACTTTCTTCGCATCTGTTAATTGGCCCCGGGCAATCAGTCTATTGTAGATTGCCTCGTATCTCGCTAGCCTCACAGACTTCTGTGCTATTGGTATATGCACAAAGTCATCTCCGAATATATCTTGCCGTAGTTCTGTAATCTTCTTTCGGTAAACTGTTTTGATGTTTGCTATTGTAGATTGCTTTACCGCTACCATTGCCAAGTCATATAACTTCTTCTGTATGTCAGAAGTGGTAAACCCGGCTGCATACCATTTCGCTACTGCCACCTTATGTATAGGTTTAAGTTTAAACGCCATTGTGTCTGTTGGGATGATTGCTGGCAGGGTCTCGTTTGGATGAGCCTTCTCTATCTCTTTGAGTACTTGTTCAGATATGTCTAGTGGTTGTTTATTGCTCATATATAGATTATATGTTATTAATACGAATAGGACTAGTTAAATATTATGTATCATACCTACCAGTCATAGTTCATGTATATGTTATATGTTATAATACGTGTATTTGTTCTGTTATAACGTTCTCAAGTTTTTTAATAATGTTTACTTTTTTATACTGGAAAGCGTCACTGCAAGCCATTCCTTAAACAAATCTAAGAACTCTATATCACAGTATCCTTGTTTACCTCTGTTGTAAACTTTACCGTCTTTGGTTATCTTAATCCATTCTTTACCATGTAGACGTAATATGAAGTTACCATCTTTGTCTAACATCATAACTGCTACAGGGCCATCTGTAGTAGGTTGAAAGCTTAGTTCTAACTCTCTATTACTCTCTAGTGTGTTTTTAACATTCTCTTCCATCTCTACCTCCTCTAAAATAAACAATCTCCATCATACCCAAAATCATCTCTTATCTGTTCTTGCTTACAATGTTCACACATATCTGGCTCACATTCAAATAGGGCATTATCATAATCAAACTCCTCTCCGCAAGACTTACATATGTATTTACTCATCATTCTCCTCCTTATCCTTTTATCCATATAATAAGCAACAACACAATTAGACTAATAATCGGGGCTACTATTCCAACCCAACTCCTAGCATAAAACATATCAATCATCTTCCCCCTCCAACATCATTGTTATAAAATCTACATTAGACAGCCCAGCATACTTAAACTCTTTTATTTGTTCTTTGGTTATATACTGGAAGCTAAGGTAGTCTGAAAAATCAAGGTCATCAAACTTAGCCCTGTTAATCTTAGCCCTATACTCCAACGCTTCTCTTAGTTTCTGCTTATCTATTATCATCATTCTCCTCCCATAGCTTTTAATAAGTCAGACCCAGTTTAATGCTCATCGCCCTCACAATGTTTCTTAGCATCCATCCTATAATTTTATCCATCATTGTCCTCCCAAGTTTTAGGCTTAATAATCGGGATAGCTCCACACCCAGCGTAAGTTCCCGTATACTTGTTCTCTATCTCAAACCCATCAGCAGAACGGATTCCAGAGTCTACTAGGTGGGTTGCCTTTGCAACCATAACATCATTAACATTAGCTTTTCCTGCTAACATTTTAGCTATCTTATCTATCTCTGCCTGTCTCATTTCTTTCTCCTTAGGTCTTTTCTTTCCAGGTACTTCTTTGCATCTGCAAGCATTTTCAGAAAGTTCTTGTGCTTTGTGTTTAAAACAAGAGTTTTCCCTATAGGATACTTCCCTACATACTCTACTATGAGATATTTCTTACTCACCTTCGGACCCCCTATTCTTTTATTCCAATTACGTATACCTTATCTTCTGGAATCCTTTCTCCTATCTTATAGTAAGAATTAGAAACAAGTTTCTTATCATTAGCCTCATAATGCACACCATTAAGATAGTATTCTTCTGAGTTACATATATCCCCTGTCTTCAAGATGAAACCTTTATCACTTTTGTACACTCTATAGTCTTCACAACCTACTAACATAACTATCATCAATAACAATACTATTAGTGTTATCTTTCTCATCACTACCTCCTCTTAAACATTTCTCTTATCTTTACGTATATATGAACATTCTCTAAATCTTCTTCACATTCTTCTACAGTCCACTTCCAGAAGTTCCTTGCATTCACTACCAATGCTGGAATTGCACATATGAGAATACCGTAACTTGTTTTACTAATCAGTACATATGCTATCCAACATATCTCTGCAACTACAAACATAGCAAATCCTATTCTGTTCTTATTCCCTACTACGTATGCTGCTGTGATTGCTATAGCTGCTGCTATGTAATCAAATCCCATCTTACCTACCTCCTCTTTATTCTTGCTTGAAAGATGTTACTTATCCTAGTAGATATAGCGATTAGTTTAATAAAACTTTCCTCACTAAGATACTGAGGTTGCTGTTCTACTGTATCCTCTATGTATATCAACTCATCTTCTATGTTACCTATTCCTCTCTCTATCTTTTCACTTGGTACACCCATCCTATCCCTCCTTCTTTATTACTACTTCTATTGAACCATCTATATGAGAACCTGCTGTAGTGTGTCCCATAGGATAAGGAAATTCACCAAGTATCTCTCTATCCTCATCTGTCTCTGGATACAGTCTAATAGAAAACTCATCTGTTGTATCTATCTCTACTTTCATACTACCTCCTTATGAACTTTCCTTTATGATAAATAGTTTCCTTTGGTATGTATACCATCTTACCTGTATCTAACCTATCTCCTATGAAGAAGTCTCTATTGTAATCTCCTGATATCAATACAACTCTTATCATAACCTTCTGATATGGGATGTCCCACATGTCTCCTACTTGAGGGTGGTTCTTCATTCCTTCCTCCTATATCTACTCTGTCTTTCATATTCGTATCTTCTTGTAGTTGCAATTCTCATTGCCTCTCTTATGCTTCTGATAGGAATTCCAAACTCCCTCATAGCCCTTCTAACTGATATGATACTACAGTTATGGATTTCTGCTACTCTTCTCATTGGTAGTTGTTTGTCTACATAAAGTTCTATCAATGCTTCTTTCTTTATGAAGACTCTACGAGTTCCTTCTGGACGGCCTTGGGTTTGAATTTGAGTTTCTCCTTTGCTTCTCTTTCCATTCTTTTCTTCTCTCTCATCATATAAGCTTTCCTTATACATACCTTACATAGATATCCCAATGTCTTCTTCTCTACTACTACTGGCATTGGAAAGTTCTTCTTAGTGAACTTGCTATTCCTATCACATCTGTAACAACTACATCTTTTCATCGAAAGGTTCTTAACTTTACCAAATGCTCCTTTAGTTCTGTGCTTTGCTTTGTTCTTCACCTAGTAACCTCCTTTTCAATGCTTTCCTTCCTTCTCTGATAAGTTGATTGCCCATTGCTATTGATACCTTTGAAGGCATACTCTCTGTATGCTTCACTGCCCCATCATAGAAAGATAGTATTACACTATTCCCCTTTGTCATTACCTCAAACTTTTTACCTTCCTTCACTTTATCCTCCTACTCTTTGTAATACCTCATGAAGTTTCTTTGCTGCATTATCCCAAGTAAACTCTGATATTGATTCTGTACACTTCTTCTCCATCCAGAGATACTTCTCATGGTCATCTCTTATTGCTTCTAACATACTTGTTGCTTTATCTGTATCTGGTATCTTCCAACTACCTCTATCCCCCCTGAACCAGAAGTTATCATTTGCTATCTCTTCTCTGCAACTAGGTACTTTTAACTCTTCAGGATAGTCTTGTAAGTATTCTGACATCCCTGTCCAGTCTGTTGTGATTGCAGGAGTTCCACAAGCAATGCATTCCATCAAAGGTAAGTTCCATCCTTCTGCTTTTGATAACCAAATACCAAAGTCTGCTTCTCTATACATATGTGCCATCTCTCTAAATGATAGATGCTTTGGAAAATGAGGTATTACTATTCTTGCGCTACCTCTCTCGTATACTAACTCCCCTCTGTTGTTTGCTTCTACGTGTGGTTCAAGGAATTGTCTTGCTTCTTTATTCCAGTTTGGGTTGAAGTTGTTACCTATCCAAGCATACAATGTAGCTTTCTTTCTTGCCCCTTCGAATGCTTTAATGAATGCTGTAAGAACATCTACAGTTCCTTTTCTCTTCTCCCACTTACCTACATGTATGAATGTTAATCCTCTTTCCTCTATCCTTTGCATCTTGAAGTCTTGAGAGTAGTCTGGATAGAATAGTTCTGGGTCGTAACCTTCTGGAACTACATCTATGTTACTTTGACCTAGTTCACTTTCCAATACTCCCTTCCCCCATTTACTTGGGGTTAACAAATGGTCACAAGTTCTCATCATTGACTTGGATATCTCATCAAACCTCTCCATTTCAAATACAGGAAACCCTATTCTCTTCCTTCCAGAGAACTGACTTAAGAAAGGTTCATTGAATATCATTACTCCCAAGTCACTACTCTGTATGTTCTTCCTATTGTCTAACCATTTCTCTACATCTGTATCTTTCCATTGTACGTTACCAAATGGAGGTAGTATACTAACAGGCTCGTCTACGAACTGCTTGCTATACGCCTTTATAAGGTTGTAAGAATGGATGCCATATCCTAAATAATTGATTGGAGCATAAAAGTTTATCATTCGTCCCTCCCTGTAGGTACTACTATCCATCTATCTGTTTCGTACTGCATTCCTTTATCATCTGCAGGACGTTCCTTTATATCGTTGTTGATATTGTAGTACAACGCATTGTTGTACAACTGTCTCTTCATAGTATGTTCATGAAACATAGCATACTGCTCGGGTACTTTCAATCCCCTCTTACCTCTATCAAAAGTAAAACCCTCATGTACCTTACCTTCCCAATGACCTCCTGTTCTGTGAAGAACTCTCCATTGAAAATCCTTTCCTACTACTTGTCCATCGAACTTTGATATACGATGAATATGATAACCAAAACAATCTTTTGCATCAGCAATCAAAGTAGGTAACAAACCAAAGAACTCTTCTGAGAACCATTCATCAGCATCACAAAAGAGTATCCAAGGAGTCTTACATAACGTCATTGCATAGTTCCTTTGATGAGCGAAGTCATAAGCGAATGGATGAATGTCTACTCTACACCCTAACTCTTTACATATCTCTACAGTCTTATCTGTACTCCCTCCATCAACTACAATAACTTCTGCAACGTTAGGCATAAGATTCTCTACTGCTTTCGATATGTACTTCTCTTCATTCTGTGCCATAATGATAGCACTAATTGGTATGTCTTTCTTATCCATTCCAACCTCCATATCCTAATATCTTTCCGTCACTGGAAAGTTTCATCTCGTGGTGTTCGAATAACTCTCTCATTACATTACCTAATGACTCCTCTGTGAAAGTATAGATATGTTCTGCGTTTTCACTTATCTCCCTATGAGGAACAAACCCACAAACTACCTTCCCTACTCTACTTTGTTCTTTCAATGCTTCGTAGACTGAAGGGAGATGTTCTAAGACATGTTGACAATACACAGTATCGAATTCCTTATCGGCATATGTCATATGCAAGGCGTCACCATGGTCGAACCTTACTCCAGTAATATCAAACTTACAAGTTAACATTCTAGCATACCCTACTAGCATCATTGAAGCATCCATTCCTACTACCATATCAAAAGCTTTTCTCTTAGCCATTGAGATATCCATATACCCTACATTACTACCTACGTTAAGGAACTTCTGTCTTCCTTTCTTATACCAAAACGTTTCTTCTATCCATTTATAGATTTCTCCATCATGGTCTGTGTTACTACTGGGTTCTGTAAAGACATTCTCTCCCATCTTTGTCCAATCATCTCCGTACAATCCTTTATTGTAAGTCATTACTGATTCTAAGTAACCATACCCATTCAGTTCCAACCAGTTAAGATATTCTTTTTCTGATTTGATACCATTAGGTAAGTGGTAACTCGTTTTTGATATTCCCCGTAACGTCATCTAATTCCTCCCATATCTTTACTGTCTCTTTCAAATGTTCTACACTCTTAGTACCAAAGACGATTACATCTGGATTGAGAACTCTTAATGCTTCTAAGCATCCTGTTACTGTATACTTAGGGAAACATAACCCATCATTGAAAGGCTTGATTGCAAATACAGTACCTCTCTCTTTTAACTTTGCTACATCCTCTACTGTAAACCTACCTTCAATGTGTAGTGGAACCATAAACAAGTTACAATCGGGAAACTCTTCTGCAAAGCGATGTGCTAACCTAGGCTCTTCAGTTGTGATACCTAAGTGTAATGAAGGAAAAACTTGCTTAATAGCTTGATACATTGCCTTTCCTTTTGAGTACAACTCTTCATTATCCAAGTCTGATACCCATAGTATGTGAACTGTACCTAACAGTCTTACGCTTTTCTCAAACAATGGTTGCCATTCTGTAAACTGATAAGCAGATACTTTAGTCATCTTTATACAACCATTGAACTTACCTACTATCTCTTCTGCATTACCATATCTGTGGTGACAGTCAAAGATATTTATACCTTCTCTGATGGCGGCATCTACTAAAAGCATACCATCATCAATAGACATATCTACCATCTTTCCACCACCTAAACATAGTTCAGATACTTCCCAACCATCAATCTTTATCTTCTTCATCTCTACTCCTTATCTGTGGGGCTACTGATATCCTTCCAGCCCATTCTGTTAACTGTTCTACGCTTCCTGAAGATGTTAATACAAAATCATTGCAACCTTCTAACCAATAGTCATCAGCTATAATACCTTCCTTCTTGCAAATCTCATACAAAACAGTTCCGGGATACAAGTAGGTTAACCCTACAGCGGGGAGTTCTGCCATAGTAAGCGTTTCCATAAACTCAACTGTCTCTTGTATAGTCTCTTCTGTCTCTCCTGGAAGACCTACCATCATGAATGCAAAGGTATCAATACCTACCTCATAGCATAATTCAAAACACTTCTGAATCTGTTCTTTGGTTATCCTCTTACCTAGAGTTTGCATAATAGAATCTGAACCAGTCTCTACTCCAAACCTCATTTCAGTACACCCTGCTTGCTTCATAAGTAGTAACATATCCTTTGATACTGGATGTACTCTAGCATTGCATTGCCAGGTGATATTCAAATTCCTATCTAATATCTCTTGACTTAGACTTGTTGCTCTTCCTATCGTAAAATTGAAAGTATCATCATGGAATAGAAAATCTGATATACCGAACTCTTCCATCAAGTACTCTATCTCATCAACTACTAACTTAGCGCTTCTGAACCTTACCCTACCTCCCCAGAAAGCTCTTGAAGAACAAAAGATACAGTTACCTGGGCATCCTCTTGATGTAATCAAATGTGCTGTACCATTTTCTTCTATCCATTCCCTAGCATATGAATGGTCTGCAATAGGTAATGAATCCATATCTACTAACCTTGAACCTACTCTTATCTTCTCTTTATTATCTAACGTTTCAAGTAGTTCTACAATTGCTATCTCTCCTTCACCCCTGATGATGTAATCTATAGGAAAGTTATCCAGCAGTTGGTCGCACATTATAGTAGCGTGTACTCCTCCCAATACTACTACTGTGTCCTTGTTGTAATTCTTTACCATCTCTATTCCTTTATATGTACCGCATCTGTTTTGTGTAATGCAATTAAAACCTACTACGTCAGGGTTAAATCTTTCCAACACTTCTACTAATGACTTCTCTGCTTCATCTGCTTTCATATTGAAGAAGCTAAGCATCTCTACTTCATGCCCTTCTTCCTCTATCACCGTACCCAAGAAACCTAAACTCAGCGGGTAACAGTGATGAGGGTTAGGTACCTGAGCATTCATACTACTCAGAAGTACTTTCATACTTGGGCCACCAGTCGGGTGCAATGAAGCTTTCCATGTAGTCACAATCTTTACAAAAGGGCAAGTTCTCTTGCTTCATAGCAAGATGCAATTGTCTAACAGTTTCGAACTTCTTACCTTGCCATATCTCTTTGACGCTTTCTGTATTGGAATCTCCTACAACTAACTTCGCTAGAACATCCTGACAACATACTACGGCTTGACCGTCCGAACAGATGCTCAAGTCTAAAAAAACTCTCCAGCAAGGGTTCTTCATATGCCCTCCTATGTACTGTCCTCCGAGTCTCATCTTCTTTGAATCTATCAATCCACCTATGTTGTTGACTCCACTTCCTCCTACATCATCTATCCCCAATCCTTGAAACAGTTTATAGTATTCTGGAAGCGAGCGTTCATTTGTCTTACAAGGAATGAATGCAGTCTGTGTAGGAATGTTACTACCTAGTTCCTTTCTTATCTCCATAAAGGCAGCTATGTTACCTACTACTGTCTCCCACTTCAATCCCTTTCTCATAGCTTCAAACGCTTCCTTGTTGCCTCCATCTACACTAAAGACTATCTTATCTATCTTTGATTCCAACAACTTCCGAGATACATCTCTGTTCATAAGGGAAGCATTCGTAAAGAAACATATGATAGGTGTACCAGGTAGGTTCTCTTTTGCATAATTGATTCTATATACAAATTCTCCTATTGGTAGATGTAAGGGCTCACCATTGAGATGCAGATGAAAATAATCCAATCTCCATCCAGCTTCCTTAATCTCATCTACTATCTTGATGTATAAACTTTCCTTCATGTCTCCGTTTCTCTCCATTCCTTCTCTGGGACAAGTAATACATCCTCCATTGCACCAAGAACTACTCTCTACATGTATTTCCTTAGGTGCCGTAAAACTACTAGCTACAAAGTCTTTCAAGTTCTCCATTGTTCCTCCTGTTAAGTCGTTACTCTATCTACCATAATGTCTCCATCTACAACCCAAAACTTACTCTCCATAGTACTATTATCTGGAACCATAGCCAAAGCAGCTAGTATAGGGGGATTTATTATATCAACCCTCTCCTGTATTTCACCCTCTATTATTCCGCCAGTTCTATATTCTGGTGCTACTGCATATATTCGGTTTTCTATCACCATAAAATTAATCCAGAACCCCCCATCCACTATGGCTGCTGCGTATGCGGCAGTCAATGCTCTATTACCAGGGCCTGCTGCTGCAGCTACTTCTTTCTTTTTATACTTCTGTACCCTTACCGAAACAGGTCCTAGTTTTGTAATTACTCTACATACAAAACCCTTCCACATAACATCATACCCTACTAATAAATCACTTACCTTTGTTTGAATGTAATCCATAATCCTCCTTTAGTTACCCAAGTGCGGGGACTTGAACCCCGCCCCCTCATGCGTGAGCTGGACTTGGGTTTATTGTAATTGTACTTGCTCCATTCTCTTTGCTTATATACATCTTCTCTCCTAGAGAGTCCTGTACATCTGTAGCATGAGTTATCAAGAAGCATTTCTTGAAGGAGAACATTCTAAACACTTGCTGTACTGCTAGAGCGAACTTCCTTCTGTTAACATCATCCAAGCTACCTAATCCCTCATCTATAATCAAAGTCTGCACTCGAGCATTGTGCCTGTTGCTAAGGATTACAGATAACGCTACCCTTAAACAAAAGTCTACAAGGAACTTCTCTCCCCCACTGTAACCTATATAGGGTCGTTCATAGACTCCGTTCGATATCATTATGTCTAAAGTATCTTTACTCTTACCTGACTTCAGTTCCTTCTCTGTTGCGATACTTACTTTGAACTCACCATCAGTTAGAGTACCAAGCAACATATTCGTTACCTCTTCTATCTCTGGCTTGGCGTTCTCTATGATGAATGCTGGTATTCCATTCTTCCCAAATGCTTCTACCAACTTCTCATATGTGCCTTGTCTCTTTGTCTCAATTACTAACTCTTCTGATATCTTCGCTGCTTTCTCTTTACCCTTTGCCATTTGAGCTAGTATACCTTCGTCTCTACCAATGTTCGAGTTGGCCTCTGCAATGTTAGGTAGCAGAGCTTTCTGCATCTTCTCTTTCAACTTGTTGTATGTGTTAGTAACTGCTCCGGGTGGAACACTTGCTTCCATATCTAATCTCTTCGAAGCAGCATCTGCTTGAAAGTTCTTTAGTATACCTTCCCCCTTCATCTTCCTAGCTCCTAACTCAGATAGAAGTTTCTCGATATGCTCCTTATTCAGTTCCTGTTGGCACGTGGGACAAGGATGACCTATCTCCAACAGCTTGTACCTAGTTATTTGTCTTTGCACATCCCCTAACCTGGTCTCTACAGGAGTTACTTTCTCTCTTGTAAAAATGTTCAAAGCCTCTTTTAACCTTACGCGTTCTGTATCATACTTTGTTATCTCCAAATCCAAATCTAATATCTCTTTCTCCATAGCTACTCTTCTCTTCTCTTCTGCAACTATGTACTCCCTAGCTTGTTCTACTCTCTTCCTTACTACCACCTCATCCTCTTCAGAGTCAGTTGACTCTAGTATTTCTTTCTGTCCTGCAAGAGTAGATACCCTAGTGTTGATTGCTCTTAACTTCTCTTTTGCTCTATCACAAGCCTTCTCATATACTCCTAACTGTAGTAAACTTAAGAGTACTTCCTTTGCTTCCTTTGGAGTTAACTTTGAGAATGAATCGGCTCCACCTTGTTCAAAGCAAGCAGTGTTCTTGAAGACATTGTAATCCATACCTAATAATTCGTATATGTATTGCTGTGTCTCCTTCATTGTCTGTCCTTGATACTGATTGCATTCTAACTTGGTAACCTTTCCTCTTCCTCTCTTCCTGGTGAGTTCATATTCTATACCCTCATCCTCCATCTGGAAACGTATAGTTGATTCACAGGAGTCTTCTCCATCTTTGATAACTGCATCAGGTTTGTTACCATATCGAGACTCTCCAAACAAACACCAAGTTACACCCTCTCTAAACGCCGATTTACCCACGCCATTCTTTCCGAGCAACAGATATAGTCCACTGCTTTCTAATGGTAGCTCTACCTTCTCATAACTGAACAGATTCTTAAAGCCAACGTATGTCAGATTCATTTTACCTCCTCGAGTATCTTCTTACCCTCGTTTATGACTTCTGAACCAAAGTCTTCTTGTGCTGCATATTCTGCAAAGCAGTCCAGAGGAGTCTTACTCTCATTGATGCGCTCGTTTCTCTTCTTCTGGACCTCAATTACGTTGTACTCAATACCTACAAGTTCATAGGCATCCTTGAACAACTCTTGTATCTTCTTCTGGTCAACCTCTTTTAACTTCTCTCTTGTTACCTTCACTACTACCTTTACGATAGCGTCTTTCGTATCAACTTCATCGTATGGTAAGTCAGTAGTCATATCTATCACTACTTGTACCATCTTGCGTGCTGGTGTGGGAATGAATTCCCATCCCCCATCTGTAACATGTAGGAAGCCTTTCATCTCTTCTCGTTCTCCAAAGTTCTCTCGTTCTGGGGAACCTACGTAGACAACATTATCGATGACCTCTTGGAACTTATGTACGTCCCCAAGCAGGAACAGATTACAGTCTGGGTTGTTCAGTTTCAATTCCTCTGCGGTCATGCCCAAGTCGTAAACGTAGTTGATTGGGCCCATCTTTGCTCCCTTCAACATAAAGTGTCCATAGTAGATACCTTTCTCTTTGTAGCCTGAATCTACTACCTTCACTCCTTTGAAGTCTAAGTTGTGAAACTCTCCAAAGGTATAGTACGTTCCCTTCTTCAACTTAGTCGTAACTGTATCATGATTACCTACCACCAAGAGTACTTCCATCCCTGCATCTACTATGGACTTAACCCACTGTTGGAATATCTTTTGCTCTTCTGGTTTGGGATTCCTATACTCATATATGTCTCCTGCTACAACTACCCTCTCAGCATGCACTTCCTTTGCATACTCTCTTGCATACTTCAACACATTGATAAGGTCCATAGGACGATTGTTCAAGTTGATTTGCAAGTCTGCTAACACTACTTCGTTTACCATATCTCCTCCTGTCGTTCTGCTATATCTTCTAGTTTCTTATTCTCTCCCTTTAGTATAGCGCACTTCTCGCCATCTCTAAAGCCATCATCAAACCAGAAAGGTAAAGCAACTTCAGTTCCTTCCATAGCCGCTCGTGTGCTTCTCTTCTTGTCTAACTGAATGACGCATCTGAATCCTACTACGGTTTCTCTCTTCTTCTCTTTTCCGTGACCATCTATATATGGGACTTGTGTCTTAGGAGCATATTCTTTAGCTCCTCTCCTTACTCTTAACCTCATACTACAGTAATGCTTAAGAGCATTCCCCCCAGGTATCTCTTCAAAGCTTCCAAAGCTCATAGGGTCTATTCTTATTTGTGCTATAAGTATCATAGCGCATTCTGCCTTCTTAACTAACCCTACCGACACTCTAAAGAACTGAGCAATCTTTCTTGCCTGTAGTGCTATAGTATCCTTCGCCAAACTTCTTATCCCCTCTTTGTCTTTCATCTCTTTCATACTACCCAATGCAGTTATAGAATCTACTACCATTATATCTACTGCTTTACTATCTAGTAACTCTCTTACCCTATCCAGTGCAGGTTCTAAGAAAGAGTCATCCACCACGAACAACTCTTCCATATTAACTCCTTGCTTCTCCATCCACAAAGGGTCAAGTTGTCCCTCTGCATCAACAAATGCTGCTACTCCTCCTGACCTCTGAACGTTAGCAATCGCTCTTGCAACTAAGGTACTCTTGCCTCCCTTCTCTGGACCTGCTACAACACTAAACTGTCCTGCAGGGATACCACCAGTTACATCATCCAGTATAGGGATATCAAAGTAAGCCCATTTCTTAACCCCTACATCCATATCACTAGCGAAACCTATGACAGCATCCTCTCCCGCCTTGGTTGCTCTCATCTTATGCTTATTGGCTATCTTCTTTAGCAGTTCAATCTTTTCGGTCTTGTCCATGAAACCTCTCCATTAAGTATACGAAATCTTCAAAGTTCATCGTTATAGAAACTCTGCCTGTACGGTTCTTCCTAACGTATGCGGGCATCCTACCTAGTGCATAAGCACGTCTCTCTATCTTCTCCATGTGGTCTTCATCTATAGTGATGCTCTTCGTATTGAAATTCTTACACTCGATTATGTGGTCTTCGCATAGCACATCTCCATCTTCCTTAGGAGCTTTTCGGGCTGTGTTGTCATACAGTAGCACATTTTGTATGACGTGTTGCTCTAGTTCATTCCCCTTGTCCGTCGTACTCATGGTTCCCCTCTATCACATCTTCGTAGTACTTCATAAGTCCATACGAGTCTGCTGCGTTGTTGTTAGAAAATTCAACTCCCCACTTCTTGTATATCTTAAGGAGCATCTCTTCTTTCTTAGCGTTACCCTTTCCAACTATGTGTTTCTTAAGCGTTGATGGTGGTATAGTATGAAGGTCTATTCCTCTATCCTTAAACATTAACTTCAGTATTCCTCCTAGTTCTCCTAAGTTAAACACCGACATACCCTGTGAACCGAATGAGTACCCTTCCATTACTACCACTTGTATCTCGTACCTCTCTAATAACGCTGCTACTTCGTTTCTAATGTATTGTAATCTTGCCAACCCTATTAGCTTGCCTGACTTAAGAGTAGAAGTTTCTATACCATTCGTCTCTTCTCCTCTTACAGATATGCCTGACTCTACTAAAGATTGGTCTATTGCTAATATGTTCATACCCCTCCTTGCGGAAACGGGTGTGGAAGATTTCTTAACAGCTGTCGCCATGAGCCTCTTCAAGCCTTATTTTCCGACAGCTCGCACACCCTTCATCATCCGCTTAGTTTAGAACAACGTATCGTCTGCTGCATCTGCTACCGGAGCAGCTGCTTTCGCCGCTGGAGCTGCTTTCGCTACTGGTGCTGCTTTCGCCGCTGGTTCTGCCTTAGGCACTGCTGCTGGAGCTGCTCCCGCTGGGAAGAGTTCCTTCAAGGTAGTAAGGTCTGTTGGAACATAAACCTTATCCAAATCCTGAACGCCTTCCTTCACAAGTTCAACATCCTCAGGAGTCAACTCAGTAGGTTGATTAGCAATCTTGAACTCATACTTTGTATCTATACCCGCCCCCTTTCGAGTTATCCTTATCTCGAACTTCGCAAGAGGACTGTCGGCATTAATATCATTCCTGTTTGCGATGATAGAATGCAACTGTTGCTTCGTCTGTGGTGCAAAATCCCATTGCTTTATAGTACCATCCCTCCTATCGAGGACATTTATGTAACACCTCCACTTTGCCTTCGTGTCACTATCTCCTATGCGCTCCACATAGTCACAGATAGGACATTCTGCTTTTGGGTCATCCTGTCTTGCACATACAAGCATCTTCTTCTCTGGATGTGCGTTCCAGTGAATGAGTGTTTCCTTTCTCTTGCCCAAGAACCTTACTTGAACTGTCTCTTTGTCCACTAGCTTAAGCGAAGTGAGATTGCCTCGAGCCGACTCCTTGTCCGCTCTTGTTTCTCCCCATTCGTTCTCAGCATAGTCTGTACCAAACGCTCCTTTGTCTTCTACCATTGTGTTACCTCCTGTTTAGTGTACTTAAAATTCTCCCTCTTTACTACCTTTGTATTCGTCGCTCCCTTCCCTTCTCAAGTCCTTACACATGAAGTGTCCTTCAGTTAAGTCAATCCTCTTCATGTTCAAGAACTCTTGAACTAACACTGCTGCATCATATGCTTCCACTGCTGCTTGATAACCTTCATCAGCACTTGCATACCTATTCTTACCTGCATCAGTCTTCTCCTCACACTCAGTCTTCAAGACTAAATGTATCTTCTCCATCGCTCTCTTCCTGGCAAGAGTCAAACGTTTGCTCTTGGTAATCCATTCAGATGTAGTAGACTTCATAGCCCACATCTTAGTCATTAGTATCTTGGCTGCATCGAAAGGAATGTCATAAGTATATTCCTTGACTTCCTGTTCTAATGCAGTTAGTTGACTAACGTCTAATCCTAACTCTTCGATAACTGCTTTGGTATCCATTTCTCACCTCCTCTCGTGTGCTTTAGTATTGTGGCACAAGTAACACAATACTTGTAGGTTCTCTTTTCTATTGTTTCTGGGGTTGCCGTCCTTGTGGTGAATAGCTAATCTCTTCTCCTTGGTACCACACATTTCACAATGCGTCTTCTTAACTACTCTTTCAGACCACCCTCGGGATACTCCACCCTTCCAATTCCAATGCTTCTCGCCAATATGGCCAATCTTCCGTAGAGAAGCGAGAGCCCAATCTACTATTGGGTCCTCCAGGAAGTGCTAACTCCCTCATCTTTTGTTTAAACACTTCGGTCACTGCCATCATCATCCTCCCAGGGGAAAATAATCCATTCGTTAATAGTTCTGACACAAAAGTCTGGTTCCACTTCTGTACCATCCTTCCTATATAGAGTAGCAATTCTTCTCTTACCATCCTTGAACGCCTTCAAAGTCTTACCAGTGTCCGATACATCATCCACAACTATAAGATACTCCGAAGAGCAATACAAATTCCCAGCTACTGGAGCACCCAAGTGATAAGATAATCCTGCAGCAATATACAACCCTCCACGAGGAATAGGAAAGAGAGAATGATTTGTGATATCTTTTACATCATTCAGTTTATCCGCCAGTTCCTTTACATCCTTCAAATACTGCTCCCACGTAATTATGTGTTTAGACTGTTTCATAACTCTCCTCGTGGCACTTAAAGGTATTCTCACAAAAACGACACTTATCCCTATGTATACTATCATGACATATAGTACACACAGCAGCAAAATTACCTTTGTTATTATTCTCCCTATTCCAATCTTTATGATGAACATATCTAGTTTTTCTCTTTTTACACACCTCACAAGTAGGGTGTGCTTCTCTATACTCCGTAATCTTTCTAGCCATGCCATCCTTATAGAAGGGGTGTTCCTCCCCTCTCCTAACATTCTTCTTTATCTTTTCTTTAACGTCTTCTCTTCTAGCTGGATTTTTATCTCCAGAAATATCTTCTCTCACTAGTCCTTTCAGAGGATTTACGTAACCTTTCTTATACTTCTTTTTCCAAGAAACGCTTAATTTCTTTCGAGTCTCCTCTGAATGTTTGTGTCCCTTAAAATAGCCCATTACACCTCCTCGTAGATAAGGGGGTCAGTCATATCTGCTTTACCAAACGCTTCTAGTCTCTCTCTACAGCTACCACATACCCCACATGCCTTCTCTTCTCCCTTGTAACACGTCCAAGTAAGCTGATAGGGAACCTTTAATGCTTTACCCATGCACGCTATGTCTCCTTTGTCAAGTCCAACAAACGGAGCAAGTATCTGTAATTCCTTGATATCATTACCGCTAAGTACTATGTTGATATCCTCTAAAAAGTCCTGACGGCAGTCCCAATAGATTGCATGGTCACCACTATGGGCTCCATAGTAGATATGCTCTACGTACTTCAGAGTCTCTGCTAAGGCTGCTGCAAGACTAAGCATTATCATATTGCGATTAGGTACTACTGTTGCCTTCATGCTCTCTTCATCGTAGTTACCCTCTGGAACTGCTATACCCTCATCTGTCAAAGCACTTCCTCCAAAGGAAGGAAACTGTACGATATGGTGTGTTGCAGAGTCCCCACTGTAATACTTTACTAGTTCCTTCGCACATTCAATCTCTTTACTATGTCTCTGCCCATAGTCAAATGTTACACAGTGTACGAACTTCCCTTCTTCTACTAGCTTACCTAGTAGTGTGGCACTATCCATTCCGCCACTCAATACCAATAATACTTCTTCAGGTCCCATATCACACTCCTTTTTTTGTACCCCAAACATCTACATGAAGTCTAGGGGAATATCTTAGTTTTTTTCTCCAACAATAATTCCAAACCTTCTTCTTTATCATCAGGTCCTTCTTTGGATTACCAGTAGTCAAAGGCATCAGCATAGTTGCATATGGTAACATATCTGCTCCTACTGTTTCGAAGTCTGTAACTACCTTTATATCCCAAGTGGCTATTCCTTCCTTCTGCATTGCGAATACTCTTCTGGCGGTTATCAACTCCTTGGGACTTATGGAGATATGGTCAAACATCTGAAAGTCTTCTTCCATTAACAAATCTCCATTCGTCTCTATATGTACATCTGTAGTGAACACTTCCATCATATACTCTTCTACTGCTGCTCTCTGTACCAAAGGTTCTCCTCCAGTTAAGCATACGTATCCAGCATCCTGAACGAGATTGTTGAACTTACTCTTACTCAAGTACGTACCACTCGTATGGTAAGAAGTATCGCACCAAGGACAATCTCTATTACATCCTGACAGACGTATGAACTGCATAGGGACTCCTGCGAACCTTCCCTCTCCTTGTATACCTACGAATTCCTCGTTAACTCTTAGCTTCATCTTGCCATCCTTGCATAACTTGTTGGGGTCTCCCAAAGAGTAAGCGAGTGGAGAGAACACTTCAGTTCCAAAACCTTCGGTTCAAGAATCTCCCAAAAGGCTCTTACCATATTCTCCGCGGTACAGATACAGCCTCCAAATATCTCTACATCATTCAAAAACTGATGGTCTACCTTATCTATGATTTGCGCATTAACAAGTTCCTTCAGGTCTACGAAGTTCATCAGCATCCCGTCATCTGTACTAACTCCACCACCTATTTCAACCCTTAACTTGTAGGTGTGCCCGTGTATGTCATTGCACTTCCCAAACATCTGTCTATTCCACGCCTCTCCGTGTTCGTGATTGAGCAACTTATGTGCGGAATCAAATACGAAATCCTTACCAATTATCATTAGAACCCTCCTTTGTTGTTATCCCCTACCCTATCATATGCTACTCTTTCCTGCTCATTACACTCTTCCACTCTTGCTAAAGAAGGGTAGAATTTGTAGTAGGTTCTTCCTTTAAACTCTGACAGTTTATTCTTCCTCGCCCACAAACCAATCACGGGCAAGACTATTCCTTCATCTGTTACATGGTACAATTTAGTCTTCGTACTATCCTCTAACATCGTATGTTCGTTATGCAAACAGAAGACTGCATCTGCATCATAAGTTAAATCAATAGTCTCTTTGATGTCTTCTTCTGTAGGCCAAGTTAACCTATCCTGCATCTTTCTTATCTCTGCTGTTGCAACTAAAGGTACATCGTATGTATTGATTATCCTCTTCAGTCCTTCACTAATGTGAGTGAACTTATCTCTCGTTTCCTTTCCTCCAGTCTCTGTAGTCATCTTATGTAGGTTGTCGATGAAGACCACCAACTGCTTATCCTTTGCGATAGTCTTATACATTCGTATAACCTTCTCCATGTACTCAAGTGACCTACCCTCTCCTACATCTTTCACTACCCACTGGTTGGATAACCATCGTAGATGATGTACTGCTTCATCTCTTTTCTGTTCTAACATCGCACTTTGCTCGGTTGTGATAGCATCATTGTTTCGTATCTTATGTATGGGATTCGATAAAACGTTTATCTCTATCCCTGAATGGCTGGCTAATATCCTCGGTAGCACCTTGTTCGTATTGTCATCAATACTAAAGTACAGCACGAATACCTTATCTGGGTTGTGCATTATAACGTTGTGTGCCATCTCTAAACAGAACGTAGACTTACCTATGTTTGACCTTCCTGCTACCAAATACAAAGCGTTCTGTAGTCCTTCCATCTTTGCTGTGAGTGTAGGCCAACCCATATGTAACCCTAGTAGTTCTCCTCTACTCCAAGACCATTCCTCGAATGTGTTTATGGCTGACTCCATCTTCTCCATCTCTCCTAACACATCCTCTAACAATACCCCCTTAGTCGCCTCCCCATCAAACCCATGTAACTCTTGTGTGATAGCACTCTCACTAAGATTCATCGTCTCCGACATCCTCCTAATGAGCCTCTCTTGCGCAATCGCACTTTCCTCATTAGCGATTACATTCAGACATTCATCCTTGTAGATATCTTCATCTGGACTGTCTGCGTACTTCTCCAATTGGTATTCAAAGATGGTCTGTTCTGGTAACGCTAAGAACTTATCTTTCCCGTGCTTCTGTATGTACTCATCTGGGTCTTTAGTATCGGATAACTTCTTCACAAACACTTCTAGGTCTGTCTTCTCAGTAACCAGGGTGTGTAGTATCTTATCCAAACTTGTAAACGCTCCTGCTTCGTTATCCAAACAGAAGACTATTTGATGTATCCCGCATTTCAATAATGCTGCGTATTGTGCTGGAGTGAAGTTCTTACCACACAGGGCTACTACATTCTTTATTCCTGCAAGGTGTAACGTAAATGCATCAGCATATCCTTCTACCAGGTACAACTTATGTCCTTCTGCTCTTGCCTTGTCTAGGTTGAACAGTATGCTTCCTTTCGTGTACACTGAAGAGTTTCCAAAGTTCAAATAGCGTATAGCATTCTTCTGTCCTCTGTAGTCTCTAGATGCAAAGCCTACCACTCTACCGAAGTGATTCTTTATAGGAAACACTAATCTATCATCAAATAGGAACTTTTGAAAGCCTTTCTTCTTTTGGTCCTCTCCTGCTAAAAGCCCTGCTCGTATCATTACCTCGTTTGTAAACTTCTGTCCCCGTAGTTTGTTTATCAATTTGTCGTAACTGCACCAACCAAAGCCAAACTCATCAACGAGATGTTCCCAACCTCTCTTCTTAATGTAAGTTTTGATATCCTTAGTGACAGGGTTCTCTGCCTTCATAGTGTTGCATAGCAACTGTGCTGCGTATTCCAACACCTTATGTATCTCTGTCTTATCTTCCTCTGGTCCCTCGTTACCTACTTCTGTTTCGTACTCTATGTTATACTTGTCAGCCAGATACGCTACATTCTCCGTAATGAACTCAATACCATGCGTGGGTCTTCCCTCTATAAGCGAAACCGCTTTGAATATGTCTCCTGCTGAACTGCAAGAGAAACAATGAAAGTGTTCCTCATCTGGATAGAAACTACAACTGGGTGTTTCATCTTCATTACTGTGTGCTTGGGAGTTGGGACACTGAAAGTGTGTACCACTTAAGTCCCTACCTTGTTCTTCTAAGTAAGTGAAGAGCATAGGTCGTATCTGAGACATGACTGTCTCAAGATTCTTTATCCTCATAATCCTCCATCTCTGACCACCTTTTACCATAAGATATATCAATCCGCATCGGAATGTTCATCCCTGCGATTGGCCGTTCCATTTCCTCGTATAATATTTTCACGAATCTTTTTAACTCTTCATCTGGAGTCTCCCACAAACCAGCATCATGTATATCCATTAAAGTAGAAGTCTTCAGTTTCTCTTCCTTTAACCGTACCCCTACTCTTATCATAACGATTGCTAAACAATCATGTGCGAACCCTTGAATAGGAGAGTTCACTGCCTGAGCTAAAGCATGAGATTCAATTTCCGTAGAGGAGTGAAACATAAGTTGTCCTGCCTCCCCAGTAAAAGAAGTTGCTACTCCCATTGCTACTGGTATGCGTCTCTTACGACCAAAGTAGTTTACTACGTACCCATTATCAACAGCAAACTTCTTCGTCTCATCCAACCACCTCTCTCCTACTGGAAACTTATCCAGAAAATGCCTAATTGTTTTCGTCGCTGCAAGTACAGGTATATCATATTCTTCTGCTACGCTCTTAGGTCCCCTTCCATACATGACTCCAAATACTGTCATCTTAGCTACAAACCTATCCCACTTCGTAACCTCCTCCTCTGGTTTCTTAAATAGGAAAGCTCCCATCTCTGCGTGAATGTCTTTACCAGATTTGATATACGCAATCATATCGGGACACTGAGACATCTGTGCCCAACATCTAAACTCTGCTTGTTTAAAGTCGGCCTCTATTAACCAACTGCCTTCTGCTGCAACGAAGTAACTCCGAATGTCTTGCGCCTCTTCTCCTCTCTTTGGTTGGTTTTGAAGATTAGGGTTCGCAGAAGATAGTCTACCTGTTTCTGTACCATGTTGTTTATAAGTAGTATGTAACCTACCGTCTGCATGTATCAGCTCTGGTACGTTCTTCAAATAGGTACCATAAAACTTAGACAGAGTACCAGTACGTTGTAAATACTTCGCTCCTTCGTGTTTGGTAGAAAGGCTTTCCAAAGCATCCTTATTAGTACTCCTATCTGAATAGGGGTCTCCATATAGCAACGCTCTTTTGTGTTGTACGCTATTGGGATTGAATACTACTGGGGGTACTTCCTTGGGTGTCTTCCTTACCTCATCGCTCTTCTTCTGGGCGAGAGTAGTCATCAGTTTTTCTACTACCTTAACGCTAGGGAGTTCCTGCAACCCCACAGAAAGCTTTTCCAGTTCAGTTCCGTACTTCTCTATTAACTTCTGGAGTATGGATTGGTCTATCCTCACGCCTCTCATCTCCATCTTCTGAAGCAGTTTGTTGTAGGGCATTACTATCTTACTGAACAGTACCCACAGACCTTCATCTATCAACCTCTGTTTGAATATGTTGTACAGTCTTATGGTAGCATCAACATCCATTCCTGCGTATTGCCAAAGTACCTCCTCGGGAATAACCGCATAGGACGTCTTTGAGTTCAATAAATACTTTTTCAGTCCCTTATCATACTGACCCATATCAGTATATTCCATTGCTAAACTCTTCAAGTCGTGTGCACCAGTTTCCTGTAACAGATGATGAGCGAGCATCGTATCGAACTTAAAATCTACCATCTGTACATTCGCTTGCATAAGAAACTTGTTATCAAACTTACCATTCTGAGCAATCATTGTCTTACCGTACGGCTCATTGAACATATCTCTCAGCATCCTACAGATGAACCCAAAGTCACTCTTATCCCAGAAGGGTTCTAACTTACCATCTGTCATGTAATTCTTATTGCTATGGTAGAATGGAATAATTGCTCCTGTTCTCTCTTTCCAAGAGAACGCAAGACACAGTACCTTATCTACACCACTCCACCCAAAACCCGACGTTTCAATATCATAAGATACCTCTTTCTCTCCTTCTATATGTTTGAACAACGTCTGAACCTTATCCAAATCAGTACAGGGTACATACTTGCAAGGTTCTGGTTTGCCTATTCCTTTACCCTCCAATGCCTGATATACTGCTTCCCACCCCTTACGAAACAAATCGTTAGCTCTGTCTCCCTGGTTCCTCAAAACATATGACGGATGAACGATTGGTATACAAACAGCATCATATTGTTCATTCCAGAAGGGCTTTCCCGTAAGACGAATGATACCTTTGGAAAACCCCAACACCGTGTTCATAGCGACGGCCCCCAGTAGAACTATAATCTTTGGCTTCACTTCTTCTATTTCCAAGTACAACTTGGTTTTGCATACAGCCACCTCCTTTTTAGTCGGCGCTCTATTCCCTGGGGGTCGACACTTTACAACATTCGTAATATACATATTCTCTCTAACTAAACCCTGCATCTTAAGAAAATGGTTCATTAACTGACCTTGTTTTCCTACGAGGGGTTCCTGCTTGACTACTTCTTCGCCTCCGAGTGCTTCTCCTATTACCATTATCGAGGCATCCTTAGGTCCTACTCCCATCAATCCAGCAGTTCTACATACTAGACCTGAGTAACCGTAAGTGCTACCTTCCCATAACTTGCACTCTTTACAATTAACGACATCACAATCAAACTGCATTCTTGTCCCTTTTGTATAATTCGTTGTAGGTTTTACCGTTTAGGTATCTCCAATGATAGGTTTCAAAGCCTAACTTGATTCCTGTATCCTTGTACTTCTCTTTCATATACTCTCTACACTCTCTCCAATCATCTTTACTGATGACTCTAAACTTGTTCGTCTTCCATAACTCTTCGTAGAACTGGCTACCTCTCATTGGTACATATGTGAGTGCTACTATCTCCTGCACGTAAGTCTTCCTCTCGTACAACCAATCGACCGTATGAAAGAAATCCTGGTTACCTGTAGTGAATGGTAACCCCGACATTATGTATACGAGATTGTTAACTCCCTTCTTAAACGACTGCTCTAAAACTTCTTCCATCTGGGCAACTACGATACCTTTCCCTAACCAACTCAGTATCTCATCGTCTGCTATCTCAAAGCCCCAACTGATAGTGAGGTCGAATAGTTCTACTACTCTGGATACCTCATCCCAGTCTACCTTGTCTATCCTGTTCTCTACTCTCAGAGCAGTTACTCCATTGTCACTTAGATAGTCATAAACGAAGTTTCTTATCTCTGGTGTTAAGTCATCATCGCTGAACCAACTACCACCATTGAATATCTTAAAGTATCTTCCTTCCTTCTTACACTTCACCAATTCCTCATCTAACATATCCTTCAAGTCTTCCCTAGTGGGCATAGCAAACTTCTGCATTTGATTGTAACCGCAGAACTTACACTTCCCCCAACTACAGGGTCCTATGTTTAAGTAAACAGACACACTTCCTCCTTTGCTTTCCTAAGCTCTTCTAGGAACATCTCCTTTGTACGTTTAAGGCCCAGCATCCTAAACTTTAACAGACCTGTGCTACCTTTAAACCTATCTATATATTCGTCATTTATTTTTCGTATATTTTCGTCGGTAAAAACAGTGAACTTCTTCTGTTCGATAGGGCAATCGATAAGTGCATCGTAAGTTTCCCCCGGTCTAACCATGTTCACTATCGCTTTGTATTTGAACTGAGTAAACCATCTGTATATCCTAGCGCGGGTAACTGCTGTGTACTTCGCCTTTATCTCTTCTGTCTCTTCTGTTTCGTTCCATTCGTAATACCTATATGGGTAGTGCCCATCGTAATCTATTGGTATCACTCCTGGATTGGATAGTATGAAGAAGTCTACTCCCTCTTTCTGACATATGGTATAGTACTGTTTGATATACTGCTGTGTTCGGTAGGGCTTCTTATTGGCACATAACATTACCACAGCAATGTTTGACTTGGGTTTGAAGTTCTCCTCTAAGTGTTTCCTCATAGTTGTATATGAGAAATGCTCGAGTTGCTTACTTGTTGCTCCTACGAGCCCATCTAAGTCCCACTGGTCTCTTGGAATTACTTCATCTTCTTCTGATAGGAATGGAGCGAGTTTATCTTTGCCCCACTTGGTTATGTCTTCTCTATTCTGTTCACTATGGAGTTTCTTATATTCGGGTCCCCAACTTTGTCTCCAAGCAATAATGTTCTTCGCAACCTTGTAATACAAATCTTCGTTCGTAATCACCACAGCCTCCTTATTTTACCATTTGCATAGTAACTAAAATATTTTGTAGGGCTTGTTGAAACACCTCCTTATCGTAGCCACCATCGAAGTCCAGTAGACCATCTACCTTATCCGCACATCCTTCAACTGTAAAAGCTATGTCGTTCATAGCGTACTTCACCTGCTTGGTAGTATCGTTACTACGTATCCAAGAATACTTCTTCTGGAAGAACAATTCAAGTACGTTACCCAGTCCTAGCAGATGATGTTCCTTCTGCGGGTCCATTTTGTCTAGTAGATTTGTTAGATACACTCGGTTCGGCATCACCCCAGGCAGATTAGTCTCACTCTTAAAGCACTTTTCTACTACCCTGAACGCTAAACCTATAACATCTACTTCTGACCATCTACATAACTCTTCATAACACTCCATATACTCTTGATAAGTACTACCTTGGGGAACCGCCTGAATCTTTAAACCTCTTGCACCATCAGAACGAGACAGTATATCTAGTGCTGCCATAGAATCTTGTAGCGTTTTCTTCATATCGAACTTATGGTCGGGCAATACTATTTCATCGCACTCTAACCTTATTGCTTCTTCTATTACCTGCCCGAATGGTAATGAAGAACCTAACTCATGTGCACTGTTATCCATTATCTTATACTTCTTCGTTCCTTTGAAGAAAGCGCTGTACTCAGCATCTAACTGAGACACGTGTGGAAGCAGAAGATAGAAGTCCTGCATATCATGTAGTGCTTCACAATACGACTCTGGACATATGAAAGATAGTTTCATTCGAACAGCTCCTTTTCTTTAAGTGCTTCCTCTTTAAGGTCTTCGTACTTCTGTTCCAACTTCGCTACCTCTTGGTATTGAAAAAAAGCATAGCACGCTACATCTCTTAACTCTGACCTCATCTCGAAGAAAAGGTCACTATCCTTATGCTGTTCCTCTCCATACACTTTCGCGCCTAACTTGAATCCCTCTACCATATCACTTATGAACTTTGATAATGTGGTAGGGTCTACGTCCCTTGGTAGAGATAAAAACTCTGCCAGTGTTCCTTTGTACTCTTCCTTTGGTGCTTCTTTCTTTTCTTCATCAGCCATTGTTACCTCCTTATTAAGGTTAAGAACTCTTCTCTTGCTTGCTTGGTAGGGTCTAAAAACACTCCCCTCATTGCGGAGGTTGTCATAACACTACTTTGTTTTCGTACTCCTCTAATAGCAGTACACATATGCTGCGCTTCGATTACAACTCCTAGTCCTTTCGGCTTGAGATGCTTTTCTATCGCGTCTGCTATCTGTCTCGTCATCCTTTCTTGTATCTGAGGTCTCCTAGCATAAATGTCTACCACCCTAGCAAGTTTGGATACTCCTACCACCCTTCCACCATCTTCTGGAATGTAAGCCACATGCGCTTTACCCAAGAAGGGAAGAAAATGATGCGAACACATGGATTGGAATTCTATATCCTTTAGAATCACCATCTCGTTATAACCGTCAGAGGGAAACGAAGTACCTAGTACATCGTCTGCATTTTCATCCAACCCCGCGAACAACTCTATCCAAGCTCGTGCAATCCTATGTGGGGTACCTTGAAGATTTTCATCTTCCAAATCAAGCCCCCGGAACTTCTTAGAGAGCCCTCTTAACATTAGAGCAGCGCCGGTAGCTATTTCATTGACCCCCCAATTCTCTCTCTTCCAGGTTCCTAACTCGTTGTGAAGCTTCTGATGGCACTTACGACACAATATTTCCACATCCTCTTCCTTATTGAACGCAGTATTAGTAGAAACCCCATAGGGAATATGTACCCCATTGAGGTGATGTCTTTCTATATTATCTGTGCTCCCACAGCGACTACAGCACTCATTTGGTAGTATCCCTGAGGCCTCTTTAGCCCAATCTAGCGTATCCCCCTTGGTTTTCTTGCTCTTTTCCATGTATCCCCTCCTTGTTTTAGTCGAATAAATCATTATCCTGTATAACCACCCCAGAGCTGGAAGCAAGGGGCTGCGTCCTCACTTCCGTGGACTCGACAGGGTGTCTCGTCCGCTCTAATGACTCTGGGATAGTATTTTTCTTTCCGTACACCACCAGGATATCATTTTTCTGTAGGTTTAATTTTGTCATTGATACGAGAGCGCTAGCGTTGTCATAAGTAGCAGCAGGGAACACTTCCATTATCTTCTCTGCTATTGCTTTATGCACCAATCCCGCTCTGAATCCTTCTTTCGCTACTTCTGTCTTGTTCATATTTACCTCACTCTTACTTGTCCATCTGCATCTCTTACGAAGCCATCTTCGCCTGATGCAGTCCTGGGCAGTTGTGTTAAAAACAGTTCAAAATCTTCTGCCACATACTTTATCAACATTGGATGTACCATATCAAGTCTTCGTTGATACGCAAAATCTATAAAACTAAAGATACTCTGGTCATCCGCATTTCTGTCTCTCAACAGTTCTATCATCTTCATAAACTCTTTCATACTGCCTGCGTTGCAACTATACTTCGTTCTGTACTTCGCAACAAACTTCGTACAGAAGTAGTCAAGTGCTTTCTTAGCCATTGAACCTACGCTCTGGAAGTCTCCATCCTTTGCCTTGCCTTTCTCTACCGTGAACTTCTTTACCTTTGCAAGTACTGGAACATCTTTTGCATACAACCATGAATCCCATCTATAGTTAAGGCAGAAGAAAAGCTCAGCGGATACATCATATAACGCACCGTACACCGGAACATCAACGACACTCTCTAGTATTGGTATGGAGTGAAGCTTCTCCCCTGCCCGCTCTGTAACTGCTTCGGATGCCTTAACTCTAAGGATTATGTTTTTCATAATCAAGTCATCAAGACCTTGTGATAGTTGGGCAGCTCCTAACGCAGAAAGTTTTGCAGCTTGTGCTAATGTTATCTTTGAACGTTTATTATGTTGTATATAGAATCCATGTAACTGAAAGAACACATCAAGTATTTTATTCTCTCTGGCGTTCATTCCCAAATGTGATTTTGCAATTATGAACTCTAAGTAATTTTTATCAGCCACAGCACTCCTAAGATTGTAATTTGTAACACTCTTTTATTATATGATACTTTTCAAAATAAATCAATGTTTATTTTTGTCTGTTATAACCCGTGCTCTTGTTGGGTTTCCTCAGTTCGTACTTATTACTATATGGGTTATGCTGAAGAGCACTATCGGGACTCGCATAAACGTACTTCCCATTCATTTGATTATATTGTATTGTAGCATCATTGTCTACCAGCTCGTACTTGTTAGAGTACGGGTTGTGTTTTATTGTTGCTGCAAATGCACTACTACATATTAACGAAATAATAATCATTGCCGCTACTCTCTTCTTACTTCTCGCTCTGCATCGTTCTTTTGCAACCGCCTTACACTTGTCCCCACAATACCTCGAGTTGGGTGAAAGTGGTTTGTACGTCTTGCAACATATCCCACATGACCTTGGTTTGTCGTTAAACTGATAGTTCCAACTCTTGCCTATCATTTCTCCTCCCTTCCTAGTTGTTTTCTTGCTTTAAATTCCAAGTCTTCCCATTCCATGTCATGATATTTCTTCCTATGTAACAACCCTATACAGAGTAACCCTCTAATCATTCCTCCTTTACTAACCTCTCCACATAACCCATTCAGCCAATCATCTAACCATACTGGGATTAACATTTGTGTTCTGTGCATTATTTCCCCTCCTTTAACAATAGGTGCCTTAATGATTTAACGGTTACTGAATCAACCTTCTTACGAAACGTACGACAGCTCATCTCATGCAACCCCGTAGCCAATCTACCACAAAAACAAAACATAGCATTTCCTTGAGACACCCTATCTTCTGTCTCTTGTCTCTTTTTAAGAAACTCAGACAAATGATTATCTTTCAAATACTCTAACTTCTCTTGTAGTTTCATTTCTCCTCCTTAATAGTTGTAGGGACAAGACTGTCTGCCCTGCCTTGTCCCGGAGTACGTTTCGAGTCATAACGCACCTCCTTGTTTGTGTCAAATTCATCTCCCCTCCCTGAATACTATACAAGCTTGAAAATCTTCATCCTCTCTACAGAATGGGCACGTATCTTTTAATTCACATCTTTCACAAATACTCTTCACTGCGTCCCCCTATTATAATATACGTATAACAATTCATATTCTTATATAAATAGAAGCTATAAACAGCTTCTATCATAATCATATATATCTATTTCTATAAATAGATAGGACAGGGGTTTAAAAAAAGAACGTCCCCTTGTCTTATCTGTTGTTTCATGGAGAGAGGTTTTATTCAATGTTTCCCTCCAGGGTATTGCTCTTTACATAGTTTTCTAGCTGAGGGATGGTAAATAGTATCTTACGCCCGTCCCGGACACATGAGAGTCGACCTTCCTTCATTCGGGTACGAATAGTCTGGTCCGATATCTTTAGGTAGTCGGATGCTTCTTTCAGTGTCAATAACCCCTCTGTCTGTTTGTAATCTTCCATGTAGTATCTCCTCTGTTATTATAACGCCCTCAATTGATAGTGTATCTTGTTCGTAATGGTCGGCCACTACTACGAGTGCTTCAACCCTTGTTCTTCCCTCACTTAATTCACTTAAGAACTCCCTCATTATTACTTCTGCTTGTATCATCGCAACCCCCCTCAACCTTTAGTAAACCTTTACGTAAACTGTCTGCTGTCCTGCGGGGATACCCTGTTTTCCCGTTTACTCCATCCATGGTACCAAATATCCGAAAAAGCCTCTCTCCCTGCATTAGGAGACCTTCTCAACGGTTACTCTAAGTATGCCCTTTCTTAGATTTCCTATCTTTTCGAATGCTCCTTTCGACAAATCAACTATGCGACCTTTGTTGTAAAGTTTCTTATTCGGTCCGAAATCGTTGTGTCTTACTACGACTGACTTGCCATTGTCTATATTTGTTACCTTATACACACCTCCCCAATCTCTCCTTCTCATAGCACACGTCATATCATTCTCGTCGTAACGTTCTCCTGATGCTGTCCATACTCCTGAGGTACCTTCCCTCTTACAGCTCTCGTAAGTGTAATAAGAAGCGGTCCCTGTCCTCGTTCCAGAGTTGATTGTTTTGATAGCTGCGCTGCCTGGAAAGGCTTCCGCGGTGCTTGCAAATATGAATGCCAATACTAAAACGAGACTTAACACCTTCATTACTCCTCCTTATTCGTTAGTAATCCAACGTATACGCACAGTTCGTACTGTACGTGTGATACTTAGGCTACCCTGTGTAGCTAACTCCAACTGCTCCTGATGCCCTTGCGATTATTGTCTCAAGTCCTCCACGTTCTCTCGTTTTCTTTCCTAGTCCTGTCCATCCTCTTTTGAACCCTAACTCTTCCAATCCTACTGTGTACAGTGTTGCTCTTTTCTCGTATTTCGCTGGTAGTTCTTTGCAACCTAGTTTTGTACATCCTATACTGAAACGTAGGAAATACGCTAGCATTAGTACTGCTTCATCCTGAGTAGGTAACCCGTCTTTTATGTACCCTTCTCTTAAAGCTATCATAAAACTGTCCTCTGAATCTTTCCATCTCTGTAGCACGTTGTCTGGCAGCCCCATCTTAATACCTCCCTGTTTTCTTTACCCATTCAGCCTCTGTCATTCCTTCTGGTCGTGCTCCTATCTTAAACGACCTGCCCATTGCGTAAACTATCTCTGTGTGTTCCTTCATGAATGGAAACAACAACTGTCCGTTTTTGTCTACTAACATTACTTCCTCCCTATGAGTTCTTTGTTTGAGTAACCTGTCACGTCTCTTAACTTCTCTGGAATAGTTCTTAATCCTCTGCGCGTGGCTTTTCTTACTGAGTACCTTAAACTGGATACCATTCTGTCCTGGACTCTCTTCTTCCATGGTATACCTATCTCTCTGTAACACTGTCTAGCGAATGTCCAAGCTTCATACTCTTCTACACATCTTAACTTGCCGCTCTCAGCCTTATCGCAATGGCCCAGCACTATATGTCCCGCCTCATGACAGAACACTGCAAACCCCAAATAACCGAGAGACGCTGGAACAGTTATCTCCCTGGTACCAATGTATGCACATCCTGAAGCGTCGTCCCTAGTGCTTCGTACTGTACAGTTGTGCTTCCTTAACAGCTCCATTCCATATTCGTCAAATGGTTGCATTAGTTTTCCTCCCGAGTGGCATTGTTCTCTTTATCCTCAAGTGAGTCTATTCCTTCTACCTCTGCCTGCTCTTCATGCATCCTATCCTCTATCTCTTTCTCATCCATCTCTTCTACTGCTCGTTCCTTATTATACTCTGACTTCGGATTATGAATGTCTGCAGCAGGCCCTGTAAGAACCAGCAACGCCTCTTTCTTCTTACACTCAGGACATTCCCAAAGTTCATCAGTGCGTACAACTTCGAGGCGATGACCACAGTACTCACATTTGACCTCTTCTGTTTGATACATTGCCGTCAGCGTCTCTTCTATGTTCTCTCTCACGAACTCTTTAACATCCTCTGAATCGAATCCCTCATGTCTCATATCAACTACAACACCTATCACTGCTCTCTGTATTACTTCCATTGGCTGACCTTCTATCAACCCCTCCATCTTTTCCCTTAGTTCCTTTCTCACTGCAGCCTCCCTTGTTATTATTTATTAGTACTATTTATATCTATAAATAAATTATATGTTATGAATCGAGTTTCGTCAAGTTTTTTTTTGGTTATTTTTATTCAGTGGTAAACGTTTACCTTCTCAGAACGTTAAACCCCGTATGTTTGTTGCACTATAACGTTATTGGAAAAGTTATTACTTTTGTTACGGTACCAAAATAATTCTTGTTTTTTCATGAAGTAATATTATTTATTATAAAGTAGTAGTGCGTAATACACTGTAATAAAGGGTGTGACTAATATGCTGCTCCACTATCGAACTGGTTGTATACGAAGGATTTACCGTACCTAATATCCATGAAAAAGGGAGAGATTAACGATTCTCCCCCTTTCTCTGTTTCTTTGTTTGTTATCCTTGTTTTGCAAAGCCCCAGTTGAACTTGTAGAACCTGTTAAGTATCTCTGTCTCTTTGTTCCTCTGAGCAAGTACCCTATTCTCTGCCAGTCTTGATTTAGTCTCGTGAGTCGTATAAGCAGTCATCACATTGAAGACTCCCCACATTCCCATCTTGTCATTTTCCCTCAGCGAGGCTTCGTACAGTTTGTTCCTCGTCTTTTCACCTAAGGTATCAAGACTCTCACAGAACTCTTTCACCTTATCTTCCTTTGCTGCTTTCTCTGTCCACTCCCTCCATATCTGAGTTACCTCTTTCGCACCTTCCATCTTCTGGAAGATTATCTCAGTTAAGGTATTCATGTTCAATCCCTCAACGTGTTTGAATGACAGTCTTGCAACTCCCCTGGGCACTGTTAACCCATTTGTGCATACGAGTCTCAATGCTCTGATTTCGAATCCTACACCGAACTCCATATTGTAACTATTGAACGCCCTTACCTGATAGCTAACTGTATCCCCCTTTCTAACCTCTGCTAGCAACGTTTCGTTACCTTCTTGTATAGTATAGTCAGCGAACATTATCGCACCGTTCTTACACAGGCTTAAACGGTCTTGTTTGAGATTCGGCATTTCATCGAACGCTTCAACCACTCTATTGTGAGGCACTATCTTATAGTTGTCGCTCACTATCCCGAGAGGTTCCATCGTGTCCTCTCTCAGCACTACCTTTCTGTTAGGTACATCGAACGACTCCCCAGCGGAGTCGAATCTCAGTTGTTCCTTCTTTACCCCAAAGTCTAAATCTTTTATTGTTACCATCTTGCAGCCCTCCTTGTTAGCGTGGGGGCTATTACACCCCCACAGTTTAGTTTTCCTTAGCAGTTTATCAACACCATGTTCGAAAGTTTCATGTCCGTGTATTTTTTCTCGTCCGCATAGCTTTCCCTCAGTTCTTCTATCTTCTCCTTTAACGCTACCTCATTCCATCCCTCTCTTCCAATGTTCATCTGCATAAAGTTTTCTACCAGTACGTTTATGTTCCCCTGTCTCGCATCCAGTCGTGCTATTTCTTTCTCCCCCTCGTATGAGTTCACCCATGTGATGTCTCCACTGCGATGAGTAGTAAATAAATACTTCTTCACTGAATCTAAGTTTTCCATATCACCTAAGCGACCTACGCCTATTTGACCTCCTGGCGAATCACTATTTTTATCCTTAGGATAGATTGTTATAAGACCTTTCCTCTGCAGCATCGCTAAGTATCCACTCATCTGAGCTTTTGTCATCTCTACCTTGTATGACTCTAATACTACTTCATCGCTCCAAGTAAATTGCCCACCCGTACCTTTCTCTGCCATTTGAATTACTAACCTGAGCGCTTTCTTTTCCCTATCGTTTAGTTTTACTTCTCTCATCGCAGCCTCCCTTGTTTGTTATAACTTATTAGTTCTATTTATATCTATAAATAAATTATATGTTATAAATCCGATTTCGTCAAGAAAATAATTAAAATAATTCTACCTAAGGAAGAATTCTTTTAACAAAAAACGCTATACCCCGTATGTTTATTGAGGGATAGCGTTATTCGCAAAAGTTTTAACTTTTTATTCGTTAGTCCAAATCATTGAACTTACTCTTGAGTTTTTTATATTTTCTTTTTACCTTCTCAGGCAATGCGTTCTGATGTTCATCAATCAGTTCACAGATGTCCTCTGCTACATCCAAAGCCTTCTTCCAATTCTTCTTCAGACCCACATTGAAGTTCTTATCCTTCTTATCTGGGTCTGTAGCATTACGAACTATCGCAAGACCTTGATGTAGTATCCCGAGAATGGCACTGATGCTAAACATCTTCGTTCTTCGCTTTGCCTAAGTTTGCACCTAGGAAGTTGATAACATCCAGTATGACCTGGAGTATCTTATCATCTACCTTATTCGGTGTCTTAGTTGCGATAAGAGCAAACGTACCTACAACTGTTAACGCTATAGGTATATACGCTATTATCATGTCCACTATTGCTTGAATCTGTTCCATCTCTACCTCCTTGTTTGTTATAACATATGGTGGTAGCCCCCAGCAGGGGCCCCCCAAGCTTGCATTTCATAAATATAAGCGTACCCCTGAGAAGTGCTATAGGGAATTTGCAAATCCCTACCCAGACCCACTACAATCGCTTTCATTCCTGTAACTCCTGACCATCCAGTATCATCTGATATCCACGTTGCTGTAGTTGTCCCCTGAGTTGTTTCAACATATATTATGTCTTGCCAATCACCATTAAAGTATAATTGTATGCCCCATTGTCGATACCCCCCACTTCTTCCTCCTCCAACTGAAGTAAACTTTAGTTTCACCTCTTGTATCTTACTACGGGGAAACCAACATATTGAGGATATAGACCCTCCAGCAGTCACCCCAAGAGCGTCCCACTTGCCCCGATAAGACGCATCGTTAGCATCATTCATATCAGCGATTGCCCCTATAGTAAAAGAACCTCCTTCTACTACTACTAGGTCTTGATTATAAACAAGGTCTTTTGAAGGCATTATGCTATCTCCACGTCGAGTTGAATTGAAATATCTTCACCCTCATAGAGCGAACCTATCTGGTCTACTCCTATAGTCACTTCATCCCCGGATGCGATAGTCGTTGTATCAAATACTTCTCTGATAACCGTTTCGGGGGTTTCATCTCCTGATGGAAGTATTATTCTGTTCCACTGACTGGACGCCCAGATAGATGAACCATTAACGTCTACGTCTACTATGACTGAGTCTCCTGAAGAAGGTTTCTCTATATAACCTCTTGCACTCTTTATAGTAGCGTCGAAAGGCATTATGAAAGTTCCACTGGCGTTGTCCCCAGACTCGGGAGACCCTGGAAGATACCAAAATAGTGACCTTCCTACTACGTCTGAAACTCCTGCTCCGTATATCGTTCCCGAGTTAATCTCTAACCCGTCTGTACCGTCTAATTTGAATCCAGTAACTCCCTCCACATAATTGTCACTTCTTATGTCTCCCGATTCGTTTATGACTATCGAGCCTGCAGCTAAGGTACCTGCTATTAGTTTCGTAACTGAAAGGTTAATGATATGAGCGTTGTTTATGATAGCATCTCTGATTTGAGCAGACAGTGTTAGTATCTCCCCGGCATAGAGATTTCTGGCTTTTATGACTTCATCGCCAAACATGTCTGCTGTTAGCGTCTTATATTCGACGGATACAACGTTTGAAGCATCTCCGCTACCATAAGTATCCACCCCGTAAACTCTGTACCATCTCTTATCGGTCAGCAACCATTCTGAGGTAGCATCTGGATTAGTATCCCAAACAGTGTCTCCTGTTATTGTTCCTGCGACTGCATCGTATCCTATAACCTGTCTAGTTTGTCCTCTTCCAGTACCTCTTGTTATAGCTAACTGGTCTCCCTCAAACCTCCTATCTCCAGAACCTACTAACTCTGTTGCAGTTAGAGTGTCATTTGTTCCACTATCCCCACTACCAGCAACTGGAGGGTCTCCTAGGATTGTTGCTCTGGTTCCTACTACCTTTGACTCTAACCAGTCATCCCCACTCCCCCATGTGTTATTTCTCGATACGTAGATGTCGTAACTTACAAGGTCAGGGTCTGTAACGTCTACCCAGTTTAGTTCTGCAAACCCAAACCACACTAGTGGTTCTATAACGGGCGCAGCAGGAGCAGCATTGGTAGGTGTAGTACTGGCCGAAGAGACCGAGTAGTTACCACTCCTGTCTATCGCCCTACAATAATAAGTACCAGGAGCGCGAGAACCTGGACTTATTATTGTGTACGTATCCGCCTGACCCCTAAATACGAGATTAGAAACATCACCAGAGGCCCAAGTCACATCAGTAGTACGTATTTCATATCCCCACAGGTCTACATCTGTATTGGGAGTCCAAGCCAGTGTTATCTCGTTCGTAAATGTATTCGTAAGTCCCTGAACAACTGCTGGGGCACCTTGTTTACCTAAAGTGATGATGTTAGCAGAATACGCACCATCGGAAATATAGTCTCTCGTGGAGACTGTCTTAACTCTGATTATATAGGTTGCCTGACTTTCCACATCTGGAATAGTCATATACTCATCTTTCGTATACCCTACCACTGTATATCCATCATCTCCTGATGTCCATACATTGATGAATAAACCTAGGTTGAGGATTGGGTCATCTTTGTAATCCTCTAACCTTGCTAATTCACTATCTCCTACCTTCCTTAACTCCACTTGGTAGTAATCGAAGTATTCAAATCCTTGCTTTATCCCATCCCAAGTAACTTCCAAATCTGAAATAGCTGCACCATCGTGATTGAAATAAACAGTCTCTTTAGCATCCACGTCTGTTGGATTTGGAAGAGGTTGCGTTTCATAATCTGTTAATGGTAGAACTGGACGGGTGTAGTTGGATAAGTCCCCTCCATAACTGTCAGTATAGAGAGTACCATAGTGCTCCCTACATTCTATCAACCTATTGTCATCATCCATTTCGGCTATAGACAGTATTCTGAATTGCTTCTTATCCCAATTGTAATCGGGTAAAGTTACAGATATGACATCTCCGGGTTCACAATGTACAGCTAGGATAGACGTTTTGAATGTTAGGTTAACCCCAACGACCCGGGACATTCGCAGAAAGAAGTTTGCTACTCTGAGTGCTTGACTCTGTCTGGTGATTCCCATAAGTTGGACTTCTGTACCTACTACTCCTCGTCCTCCCTCTAAGTCGTTTCTCAAGACCTGGTCATTCAAGTCTTCTGCAATGGCGTAAACTTTCGTATATTCATTCTCGGGGTCTAAGAAGAGAACCTTTATCCTATTGTAGAACTCATCCTTACCCGTCATTGAGAACTTCGCACTATCCTGTATGATAGTATCTTCATCAAAGTCCTGAGTTGATACTTCTTCCTTCTCTACGTTAAGAAACAGTTTACCTTGGGCCCACACTAGGAACCCTCCAAAGGTAGCAAGTATCTCACCTAGGATATCTAACTGAGACCTCTGAGAGTCAATTACCATATCCAGTTCGAATCTATTCTCTAACCCTCCATCCCCATCTTCTACTTGACCATCACAGTAAAGGTATGAATTGTAGAAACTGGTGAAGTCGATTACATCGTCACCCAATCCACATCCATATCTTTGATTAGTCAGAAAATCCAATACGCAAGCGGATGGATTATTGGAGTACTTTGTATTGGTCCAATTGAGTGCTGCATAAGGAGTTCGTACTTTCGTTCCCGCTACAGTTGAGGATACAACGGGGTTACCACCTTTTAGTTTGCTCCCAGCAGTAAGAGTAACCGCTAGATAAGCGAACCTTCTCATACCGTATAACTTACCCGCGAACCTCTCATCTTGGTCTTGGGTTTCAGTTCCTAGGTACGCAGTATAGGAACAACTTCCAATATCCTCTATTGGAGTGTCGTTTACTTTAACATCTGTTATACTTGTAACTTCTCCCATACAGATACAAATCGCTCTCTTTACTGAAGCACCAGGTTCACTTTGGTAAACATTGTTACCATACATCTTCAGTGTGCCGTATAGAATCGGAAGAGGTAACTCTGAAGTAGTTGTATTCTGAAGAGCACCAAATCCATATCGTGGAGAAGAACCACCCGCACCAATAAGGTTACCGCCACCAACTGCTCCAGACTTCGGAGCAGTCATCATACCGTAAACTACAGCGGCTCCGGCAGCGACAATTACCCAACCTATAATGGCATATGTTACAGCGGTGGCTGTTACAGGCATCCTACCACCTCCAGGCCGTATCTAAACTTCCCCGTCCAATAGTCACTGAGGGAAGATATACAACTCTTTCCTACGTGAGGCATATACAAGAACTTATTATCCCCCAGATAGGCAGCGGCCAACTCTATTCTATCCTTCCCACTTATGGAGAAGAATATTAAGTCGTTTTCCTTTAGGTCTTCTATCCTATCTCTCCTATGTCCTCCGGCGGTAAGTTTTGCAATCTCATCATTGAATTTTCTTGCTGTGGTAAGTATAAAATGTCCGTCAAACTCATAATCGGGAAACTGCTCTTGTGCCTGGGTTCCCAATTCTCTATAATAGGCTATCAATAGAGTTACGCAATCCATGCCCTCCTCTAGTGTTTCCCCTTTGAGTTTATACTTAACTCCTACATACTTCTGCACTCTGTCATTTATCATTTTATCACCATATTCTCAGGGATGGTATGAAAGCCCCCGAAGTTTGCTTCGTTGCCATAATCGCCACTGCACATGAATAACGTCTTATCGCAACCAGTCCGCACCGTGTATGTATCTCCCACTGCTGGTGCATAAGGCATAGGGTTGTCTAAAGTAATCTGTCCTACTATACTTGTATCTACTGTTTGTCTGTACCCGTCATTCTGACCCGATGTGAATCTTACGTAACCTCTTCTCCAATACCTATCTGCCTCCGTTACATCAACTCCTTTAAGTTCAGTTGTAGTACAATCAGCGTCACATGTCTTACTTTTGCTGTACGCAGCATCTGCTACATTTACTCCACACTCCTCTCCCCCGAACCTCCAATTGCAAGGTAACTGATACCATATGTGAGGGGCTTTCTTCTTCAACGAACTTATCCTTGGAACTACATTTATGGATAACCATTTATCGTCTACCGCTGGAGAATCCATTAGACCATCGAATATAGTAACAGCATCTCCTGAGGACCCCAATACGTTAGTGAATACCTGTCGGATAACTATTCGTCTACCTCTGAACTCATTAGCCTGTAAGTATCCTACCAAACTCTTATCTACATTGGATATTCCTACTCTCACTCTGTCTATGTCTAATCCCAAAGAAGACTTCGCAGAACTTCTCGAACCTGGTACTGGTTGATAAACTGCAGCATCTCCCGAAGCAGCATTGAAGAAGCTAATACTCTCCGTGTTGTTAGCCACGAAGTAATATGTAGTTGTGTCCAGATAGAGGTCAATCAATTCGACTGGTCTATTGTGGTCACCTGATGCAGTTGTCTTAAAATCTTGAGTTAAGTTTCTCATAACACCTCTACCAAGTCAATGTCAAAATTCCAAAGTTTGTAGGCGAATTGTTCTCGCGACAACTCATCCCCACCAAACCTAACTTGATAGTAGAATCTATAATCTGTTGCCATTACAAGTTCAGCACTTCCTGGAGCTACAGAGAACTCTATTGCGCCCGTAGTATAGTTCACCGTATAATCAGAAGCCTCTGTTACTGGAGTACCATCTACGGTTAAATCACAATCACCACTCTTAACTGGATACCTATCGAACTGAAAGGATTTCTCCGAACCTGTTCCAGTTCCTACATGTTCATCTCCACTTTGGGAGATAGGACTTTCATCTGTAGCCTCCCAATAGAAGCTTTCTCCCTTTCCTGACTTTCCATTGAAGAAGTTGTATAGGTAATCAGACTGCTCTGTGTTCCTTCCAGTTGCTCCCCATTTGAATCTATGTTTCGGACGAGTCCACTTAGAACGTCTTTGCTCCTTACCACTCATAAATGGAGAGACTAACGTTCGATATATCTTTGTTTTCTCATACGATAATACAATATCTCCTGTAAAGATTTCTGCACTCATTATATTAAGTTCTCCCTCATTGCACCTCTAAGCGGTGTATTGTTCATAACTGCCCTTCCAACGACTATTTCTATAGCTTCTGGATTCGATTGAACCAGATTAGCAAAACTAGGCGCGTCTACCGCTTGGATGTAATAGTTGTGGTTCACAACATTTCCTGAACCTGCTCCTGTTGACTCCCCTCCACCTGAGGGTCCTCCTAGAGTTAAGTTTCCCGCTCTTATCGCAGATGCGAAACTCTTAGGAACTACCATCTCTCCTGGGGTTAGACTTGCAGGGACACTATCTGTACCTGCTGCAAATCCTTGTGACATAATAGTTGCTACCTGTACTGCTCCAGCAGCTCCTGCAGATATTACGCCCATCATATTGAGAGGCCATCCAGGTGGTGCTGCTAATGCAGCAGTAACTGCAACCGCTGTATTTATTATAGCCTCTCCTACCCTGAGAGCTTTTATGACCATTGCATACTTCTTACTCTCTCCCTGGGCTATTTCAAATAGAGACGCTACTGAACCCATTGTTTGAGCAGTGGAGCTCATAATTGCTTGAGCATTCGCTAAAGCTACCTTCTTTACCATTTCCTGTTGTGCTGCTAGCAACTCCATATATCTATCACCTGCGGCCTCTCGAATTTCTTGAATCTGTGTCTCCGCCAACCAAATAGCTGCGACCTTATCCATCTCTCCTTGAAGTATTGCTATTTTTTCTTGTTCTTTCATATACGCAGTCTTCTCATGAGCCTCTTCCATTATAGCAGCAATTGCTGTGGTTCCTTCTAAGACTAACTCAGCTTCTTTTGTGTTCGAAACTCTTAGTATCTCAAGTTTCTTATTAGCTGCAAACTCCTCTTGACTTTGGCCCTCCCAAGGGTCCCCTCCTGAAACAATTGGAGTTGTTGGTGTTGGAGCTCCTCCAGTATCTTTTTTTACTCCACTTACTTTATCTATAGCGTTATTGACGAAAGCAACCGCTCTGCTTCCTACTTCTGCGCCTCCTGGAAAGATTGCATCTAGGATACCATCCTTAACTGATGTAAATAGTCCCCCCCTTATCATATCTGGTAACTTCCTCATAGCCAATGCTATATTTTGCATAGCGCTAATTAAGGGAGTTTCCTTTGCGATGAACCCTCCTACTTCTATATTCATCATATGCCAAGAAGCAGCTACTTTATCCAATTTCTTCTTAGTCGTCTCCATCTGAACCTTTAACGCCTCTTCCGTGATACCCTGCCTATTCGCAAACTCTATAGCAAACTTTCTCGTCTCATTCATCTCTTTAGTTGCTGCTATCAATCCCTTCAAGGCTCTAACCCTAGGTAACATACGTCCTAATTCTTCTTTCCGTACCTTGCCCATCTCTTCTAAGATGTCTAAAAACTTACCTTGTTTTAAGGCCTCTTGAGTAGTCATATCGAACCAATCTTGAGACTTCGCTTGTAACTCTTCGGTAGGTTTCAACAGACCCTGCATAATACCTGTCATCGCTGTAGCGGCTTCATTATAGTTACCCATCGAGACAGTCATCTTAGCATACGCGGCCATTGTATCTTCAGCAGAAATCTCTAAGTCACTTGCCATTGGTAAAAACCTACCAGCAGCAGATGATAACTCACCTATAGTCGCTCTGGCTCTAACCTGTGCTTTAAATAACAAGTCTGCAGCGTCAGCAGCACCGTTAAGAGAACTCCCGTACGCCTCCATTAGAGTTACCAACCCCTGAGTCGTTGCTTCCATATCCGAACCACCAGCGACAGCTAGTTTAGAAGCAGCAGCTAAGATGTTCAAAGACTCTGCAGTATTTCCTACAGCAGAATGTATGTCAAAACTAGACTTAAGGAGCGATTTAGTAGTCAGTCCATAGGTTACCGATAATTCCTTAATAGCCTTCTCAAACTGTTTCACATCTCCAGTATTACTACCCATTAGAATAGCTATGTTGGCCAATCCCTTTTCGAAGTCTGCAAAAGCATTCAATGATTTCATAGCCGCCATAGCCACACCAGTAATAACTGCGGCTACCGCCATCCAATGAGTCTTTAGGAACTTTGCTGCTTTACCTCCGGCTCGTCCTGCTCCCCTCATAGCATTTCCTGCCCTCGTGGAGAAGTTTCGGATTGACCTCTGAGCGGAAGCTAATCCTGCTGCAGTAGCATTCCTGGCTTTGACAACTAATTCTAACGCTCTTTGATTCAACATATTTACAAGTCCTTCTCAGCTACAGTTACTGTCTTTATTGGTCCTTGACCACTAGGTCCTTTGTGCTTCATCGCCATCCTTTGCTTTTCGAACTCTCTACTCATGTGGTCAAATACTCTACTCTCAATTATTCGAAAGTCTACCATATCTTTTTGGTCTTGGTCATAATACCCACCCGACCTAGGTAAACATCTTAACTCTCCATCAAGTGTAGGGCTACAAAACAAGTAAGTCACTAGAGCCTGGGGAAGCTTCTTCAATTGCAACTGTTCACAAACAGCTTGAGAAGACATCCCCGACAGCAGTAACTCAGTAGCCCTTACGAGTTTTTTTCTTCCTCGCTCCTCTTAGATGTCTTCCGGAGACCGTTATCTTCATCAATCCTCTTCGCGAGGAACTGTTGAACAATAGAAGGAAGAAGTTCCTTGTTAGCTGAATTACAAGTAGCATCCTTTCCTTCTACCAACTCCACGTTTCTCCAACTTACAATGGCCAAGTCAATCTTCAACCTAGTTGCTGTTCCACCAAGATAAGCAAAAGTTTCATCTCCCCTACTGACAGTTATCTCATCATCAATAGAGTTAACTTCTCCTGCACTTAGTTTCCTCAGCATAAACACTGGTTGCTTATCCTTAGCTACATCTTTCTCCTGATACACTACCTCATATGACTCTTTTACATTTACTAACTTCATATCTCTCCTCCTGTGCGCCCTTTTAGGTTTGCGCCCGTTATACTACTGTCAAAGTTAACACATCGTTATCTGTGTCATCGATGTAAGCAGTAAAGTTAAATGTTTCTGCAACGTAATCTGTCTGACTAGACAACGGTGACGATGAATTGTCAAACAATACCTTGTTCATTTGGAGCTTGAATGAGCTCGAATCTCTGGAGTATGTTGCTTCCAGTTTCGTGGGAAGTTCACTTAAGAACTTATCCAACTCATCAGTATCCTGAAACAGCTTCGTAAAGCTTCCTGTTATTACAACTTTAGTTGCTGGTATGCTTACTCTCTCTTTACCTGTGGTATAGAGGTCCGTAACGAGATTGTTGTTTATCGAAAGCGAGAACGAAGTTATATCTGTGTTCGCTACGTCATCGAATTCGAAAACAGCATCGTTATGTAGATACGGGTCATCCCCAGAAGTAAATGATGCTGAACTACCCTGAGTAAGCTTCTGATAACCTTTACCTTCTAGTGTGGCTACACACTGGAGAGGATTAGATTGCGAAGAAGTAAACTCAAGAGAACTCACCATGTCTCCTGAAGTATAGATATCTGCTGTCTCTCTATCAACGTGTAAGACCAAAGAACTTAAAGGTCTATCCGGTGCGTAAGGAGATGCT